CTGTTTGCTTGCTAAAGGGCAAGCAAACAGCCTCGCGCACAAGCGGTGCAGGAAAAGGGCAAAAGTCTATAAATAAGGCTTGTTATACTTCTAAGCTATGTTATCTTAGGGGCAGTTAAGGAACACTAACCCAAAGGGAGAGTTATGAAAAACAAGTTCTATGTTGAAGCGGGAACACCGGAGGACTTTTTCGCCTATGTCGAAAAGGTAAAAGCGTTGCACAAGGCCAAAGAATGTTTTTGCCAGAAGGAGGAAGAACAGACGGAAGAAGCACAGACGGAAGCGGAAGCCGATGCTGAATGGGATGAGCATTGGGCCGAGTTGGATGCAGAGCGTGAAGAAAACCAAAATAGAAAGTTGGACGACTAAAATTATGTTCGCAAAAGTAGAACGAGTTATTACCAAAACAGTACTCATCATTTTCTGGCTTATGTTTGCAATCCTGATGCTTGGGCCTATGTTTCAGGCTTTCGCAGGGGAGAAAAATTACTCTTGGCGTGAAACCTTAGATGCCATCCGAGTAGTCGAAACGGGGGGATGCCCTAATGACGGGATAGGTGCGATAGGGGATGGCGGAAACGCTCTTGGCCCTTATCAGATCTGGAAGCCCTATTGGATAGACGCAAAGATGAGCTACCACCGGAAGTATTCCGAAGTTCTGAAAGATAAAGAGCTATCCGAAAAAGTAGTTTACAGATATATGAAACGCTACCAACCCCAAGCCCTAAAGCGTTTAGAATCTGGAACTGCCAACATTTCAGATGTCGAAAGGGTTGTCAGAACCCATAACGGAGGCCCAAAGGGCTTTCTCCGGAAAGCCACTCTCCCTTACTTTCTCAAAGTAAAACGGGTTATCCGTTAACCTTAACTAGTCCAACAACCTTCTGACAATCTCCAGCCTACGGTTCACCCCGTAGGCTGTTTTTTTGTGGAACAAAAAAACAGATCCGCGCACAAGCGGTGCAGAAAAAGGGCAAAAGTCTAAAAATAAGACTTGTTATACTTCTAAGGTCTGTTATAGTAAGGGCAGTTGAGGGTGAGCGACAGGCTTGTCCTCCTGAGTAGCGGTTCGGCTGTGGAAGACCAGCTTAAATATGAACTGGCAAAAAGGTATGGCCGTAACTCCTGTATAAGCCCTCAACTATTTTTGATTTTTGGAAGGACCAGCGGAGGCATCTGCTGGTGGCGAACCCTGTAGACCTGTGGTCGAGACAGGCAGGGGCGACTGGAAAAAATACCTACGGGTACCTCACGCTGATGGCCGAATGGCTGAAGGTGAGGCGGGTCGGCTGGCGGGACACACTCTCGGTCAGGAGCCTTGTGAGCAGCGTGAAGACGAAATCTCACCGTCCTACCTTCCTTTTTTACTTCTTCAACAGGAGCTTTGTCAGATGAAGGTACATAAATTCGTACTAAAGAAGAGAGTTGAAAAGGAACGGTATATAGAAATCGAAACAGAAGATAACTATGACCACCAAGCCCTTAACGCTCTTTTGTGGAATCAAGTCAACCTTTTAGATTCTGAATCTGAGGAAGTTCGGAATTGGAAATCAGGCGTAGTAATGGATTTCATCGATACTACGCTGCCCCGATGGGATTTAGATGAAGATAGTTACGAAGTCGAAACAAAGAAAGAGGATTAGTTTTCAAAAAGAAGAAAGCAACATTCCCCAACGGTGTAGATCATTTCTACGGCCCCTATTTTGTCGCACTGATAGGCGACCCCTGCCACGGATTCGAAGTTCACGGCCCCTACGATAGCTACGAGGAAGCCGAAGCAGATGCAGACGGGCAAGATCACTGGGTCTTAGAGCTAAAAGGTCCTTCTGCTTTTTGTGGTTCTCTCCTGAAAGATAGAGAAGCTATTCGCGCCTTGCTCCCGCCTGAAACAGAAGAGTAGACCAGAACAGGATTCTAAAAACAGCCTTCGGTTCTCCCGAAGGCTGTTTGCTTTCCTTCGTCAAGCAAACAGCCATCCGCACAAGCGGTAAAGCAAAAGGGCAAAAGTCTAAAAATAAGGCTTGTTATACTTCTAAGGTCTGTTAGGATACAGGGAGTTAAGGAACACCAACCTAAAGGGAGGGCTTCGGATGTCCAAGTTTGAAAGAGTCATCGTCTACATAATGGCCGTTCTGTTCGCAATCGTAATGCTCGGTCCTTTTGTCCAGTACTTCATCAACAGGTGGGAGCTTTAAGATGTTCAAGGAAGGACAGAAAGTATATTTCAAAAAGCCGTACCGAATGTTCACAGGGATATTCGGAGATGGGGAGGTTTCGATAGTACGGCATGATGAAATACAGGTAATGATGGGGGAAGGGACTAAAGCCTACTGTGGCAAGTTCTTTCCGGTTGAAGAGCTAAAGGAACTGACAAGGGAACCGGTAGGGAGGGAGCCAAGATGAAGATTGAGAAACCTAAACTGGAACACGGAAGCACCGAGCATAAGAAAATCATTTGCGAGGCTATTGACTTAGAGGCGGACATTCAGAAAGTAGAAAAAAGGCTCAAAGAGCTAAAAGACATCCACAAGGCTCTTATGGAACCCGTTCACGATTTGAATAATTACGAACGCTGGAAACAGGAACTGTGGAATCATTGGATGATCCTTGGGGAAGAGGAACGGGTAGAACTCACCCTTAACCCCGCTTACAGCTTCAAGCACTTTATGAATCTGTATCCTGAACAAGCTAAAAAGGCCCACCCAGATCGGTTCAAGGATAAAGAGACTCACAAGTACTCCTGAAAACTAAACCCATTCTACGGTTCAGACGTAGAATGGGTTTTTGTGTAACAAAAACCCATACCGCTGCACAACTGGTTTTGCGGAAGGGCGAAGATCTAAAAAAGAGCTTGTTTAGTTCGTAAGAACTGTTATAATCCTAATATGAATCAAGTTAAGACCACAGGAGGGAAAATTGTTACAAGATACTGTCAGAATAAATCTGCAGGGCCGTAAAGAAGATACAGAGATCAGCTTTACACCGGAAGAATGGCGACCGCTTACTACTTTAATGATCGAACATTGCCCTTGGCCTAAAGAATTAAACAGGAGAACAGTTAATGAGATCTGCAGCGGAGTATGCGAAGGCTATTCAGAACAAGACGAATGTGAGTGGGTAGCGGATGCTTTGGAACTTGCAATACATAAAATTGAACCGAGAAGAGCCGAAAAAGAGGATGTGGAAATCTTCTCTCATCCGGTACTGCGTAACGGCGAAACATTAGAGTGCAAAATCCATATCACAAAACTAAACGAGTTCATCTCATTTTTGAGAGAGTGCAACGGCTTTAAATTAAATATGTAGAAATATCGCGGGGTAGAGCAGTCAGGTAGCTCGTCGGGCTCATAACCCGGAGGTCGCAGGTTCAAATCCTGTCCCCGCCACCAATACATAGCCAGAGGGCGGGGGTACACCGCCACTACCTGCGAACGGTAGCTCTGACAGCGTTTGTATCAAGGTTCAGACTCTGGCTTTTTAATCCACGGACTGTGCAAGCCCCACTGCAGGGGTATAGAGCTTGGCCAGTCTACGCAGCCTACGGTTAACCCCGTAGGCTGTTTTTCTGTGGAACAGAAAAACAGGTCTCCGCACAGGCGATTGTGCAGAAGGGCAAAAGTCTAAAATAAGGCTTGTTATACTTCTAATGTCTGTTAGGATACAGGGAGTTAAGGGACGGCAACCAAAAACAGGAGGAAGTAGAAATGGGATTTGATGTATACGGTAGAGAGCCAATTGTAGACAGCCCGAAGCCTACTAAGCCTGACAATTGGGACGAGATGTCAGGAGAAGAGCAGTATGAGTGGAGAAAGAAATACATCTTTCCGTGGCAAGAGAAAAACCCCGGCGATTACTTCCGAGCATCGATGTGGTCGTGGCGACCTCTTTGGGAAATCATGGAAAAGACATGCAGCAGCATTTTGGGCGAAGAAATGCTATCGTCCCTTTGCTACAACGATGGGGCAGGTCCGGAAGATCAGGCTACTTGCGACGAAATGGCCGATGCTATTGTGGAGTTCCTACAGGATTCCGAATGGTTAGGGAAAAGCGGATATACCATTTCTTCAAACTGCCGAGTCAAGCAGAACGGCGAGTTGGTTTGTCTTTCAGAACTGGACGATGAAAAGCTCTGGCATGAAACCCGAAGTGCCTACGGGATAGAGATAAGTCATATCCTTGAGTGGTGTCGATTCCTTAGAAAGTGCGGAGGGTTTCAGGCGTGGTAATTGACAAGTACAGGGCACAAGAACATCGGCTTTCATTTCGATTTCGAGGCCTGACCTTTGCGATTTTCAACGGCTGCGTCAACTGGCATGTCTACAGGCTCCGCAAAGGCGGGATAAGCGGGAAGAGGTCTCAGTATGTACATGATTTCTGGAAAGCTGGTTATGATCTCAGGGACATGGACGGAAGAGATACCAACGAAGATCTACTGAGGAAAGCCAAGGAGCTTGTGGGTCTTTGGTACGACTTCGACAAAGGCAGAACAAGCAACTGTTCAAACAGGGAGGAATGGTAATGCTTTACGACGAATTCAGAGATGAAGACATACAGACATTAGGCGTAGGCGTGGCTGCTGTAGCAGAAGAGATTTTTAAAATCTGTGCAGGCCCAAAGGAAGAACGGGAGGACTTGAGCCACATGGATTATGACTTTTGCGTACAAGAAATACATTGGGACTGGGCTTGTTTCGGAAGCACTAACCGCCTGATGTGGAGACCCGCTACAGGGTGGTCTATATCAGAGTCCCATTGCACGGAACGATTCATCCGAAGGTTTAAAGAACTCGATCTTTCAAAACTGATTTAAGAAACAGGGCTAAACGGGCTTGCGACTTCCTATATAGTTAAGAATTGATGTAAATCCTAAAAACAAAGTATGCGGTACTGGTGCTTCCTCGGTCGGTAGAGTTTTCTGGTAACGCTGAAACCTTTTAGAAGGTATTTAATCGCTTGAGACATCCTTTGCGGATAAATAGAAAGACCGATTTCTACCGCAATTAAGTTTATCCCCATTTCAACAGCCTACGGTTCACACCGTAGGCTGTTTCCTTGTCTGACAAGGAAACAGAGTTCCGCACATGTGGCGCGGGAAAAGGGCGAAAGTCTGTTGACAATGTCACCGTTAGGTCTATAATGATACTTATAAGTATCATATTAATGGGAGAGAAGAGATGACCGATTTAATTACTAAAGACAGTTACAAGATTAACAAGAATCAAAAACAGGGATTCTTGACGGGTGTCATGTATCTTTCGCCTGCTAACGAGTCGGACCATCAGATGTGTTTCGATTTCACTAAAGGATGCGAGAAACTTTGTCTCGGTTGCACATCAGGCAGGATGCAAGGCGACCAAGCTAAAAACGCTCGGGTCACTCGGACGAATCTTTTGCATGAAGATAAAGATGCGTTTCTTGAACAGATGGATAGAGAACTTGCTTCACTCGTTAAAAGAGCGGAGAAGCATAATTTCAAACCAAGTTTTAGACCTAACGGATGCAGTGACTGGCCATGGGAAAAGGATGCCCGTCACTTGATGGAAAAGTATTCTTTCCCTTGGTACGACTATACGAAATCGTTCACTCGGATGATGCGTTACCTTGATGGCAAAATGCCCGAAAACTACCATCTCTTATTTTCCCGTTCTGAAACTAACTTGAATATAAAACAATGTTCCAGAGTTTTAAAAAGAGGCGGGAATGTTGCCGTTGTTTTCTGGCCCGAAATTCCCCACACCGTAGAGTTCGACGGCAAAGACTACAAAGTAGACGATGGCGATGTTGATGATCTCCGTTGGCTTGATAACCCCGGAACGGTAATAGGTTTGAAAGCTAAAGGATGGGAAGCCCGAAACGACGAGACCGGGATGGTTTACAGAATAGAAAACTAAGATCTCTTCACTTCTATGTTCAGCCTATGCCGTAGCCCTACGGCGTAGGCTGTTTTTCTGTGGAACAGAAAAACAGCGTCTCGCACATGCACTTCGCGTAAAGGGCAGAAATCTAAAAATAAGGGTTGTTATCTTTCTAAGTTCTGTTAGACTACAGGAAGTTAAGGAACACCAACCGCAACCGGAGGAAGTTATGGAGACAAGAGTACCTGTCGGACTGACTGAATTTATAGGGCTGGCGGATGCCCACGGTATCGAAAGTTTCAAAAGCAGGGAGGATGCTGACGCTCGTTTCGAGACTCTCATTTCTATTCGTGCTGGAACCAACCGCCAGCGTCATGCCGTTTGTTTTACAGCTTTACTTACTGAGGAAGGAGAGAAAGAGGTAAACGCCCAAATGGAAGCGGGTGATTTTATAGAAGCCTTGAATGTTCTCAGGGCTGTAGCTTTGGCTCTTGTGTGTGAAGAAGGATGGGAAAAGTCTTGGAAGTTAATCCCTAATCCTAAACTCGACCCTTGGTGGTCAGAACCAAAACCGGAGGAAGACGATGAGTAATGTTAAATACCCAGAAGTAAAGTTTCAGTTAGTAGGCGTGGACAGCAACGCCTTTGGAATTATGGGAGCAGCCCAAAAAGCAGCCAAGAAGGCTGGCCTTACTGAAGAGCAGATTGAGGAATACCTCACAGAAGCTATGAGTGGGGATTACAACAATGTAATCACGACCACGCTTAAGTACTTCGGTGGAAACGATGACGAAATGACCGAAGAAGAAGCCGATGCCGAATGGGATGAGCATTGGGAGAAAATGGACGCTGAGCGTGATATGGAGGACGATGATGAGTAATACCTCAATTGATTCTTTAAGTTTAGAACTGACCCTAAACGACATTCTGAAAGATGAGGGCTACCTCGCATTAGATATATGTAACATGGTGAGCGAGTTGCTGTCGAAGGAACTACCCAAGTACTTTGTGATTCTGGATAAGGAGGAAGATGATTGACACGCTGCGGGAATTAGAAGCGGAGTACGAAGACTGCGAGTGTTCCGCAGATATCAGAACTATACTTTGTGATTACTGTGAAGAAATGGAGCGACAAGATGAAGACTGAAAATGAAGTTGTGATTTCAAAAGAGAGAATAGCTGTTCTCGATTCCATGGCTATGTTCTTAAATATGAACGGCTACGATGCGGTTTACGAAGCTACTTACGGAACCGGACACGCCGAACATTATAAAGCTGAAAAGATCGGCAAAATGGAGAGGGGCGGTTTCGCTGCTCTGTGGTCCATGCTCGATGGCTACCACAGAAACAAACTCGCAGCAGCAGCACTCGATAAGTACTACGTAGAGTGTTTAAATTCTTATTCTAAAGACTAACGACTTCCTCCGAAGTCAAGAACAGCCCAGTCATACCCGTCTGGGCTGTTCGTCTGTCTGACAGACGAACAGCGTTCCGCACAAGTGCTTCCGCATAAAGGCGAAGTCCTGTTCTAAAAAAAGGCCCAGTTTTCAATTGCACTAATAATCGTGAGCTATATACTAATCCTAACGGCACAAGAAAGGAGGCGAAAACCGATTGCCGTTAATCGTTGTTAGTGTTATAAACTTTCTACCCCTTATGAGGAATCTGAGTCAAATGACCGAAACTACAATTACAAAAGCGTCCAGCCAACTCTTCGGACGCAAAAAGGATGAGAAGTTTGAAACCCTTCTCTCTCTTCGTGAACACCTCAACCGCAGGAACACGAACACTTTTGAAAAGGAAGTTAAACTGTCCGACTTCCGCTACAACCACAACGGGAAAATGTTTCTCGAAGAGGCCAGCCTTACTTCAGATGTCGTCGGCCCCCGCCACGACTTGAACGACTGGTCTTTCCGTCAGCTTTGCAAGCAGTTGTCAGCACCTGCTGAATTTGTGTCGTTCCTGTCTCCCCGCCTTGCAGCGGATTGTATGCAGGAAGCAACCATCCGCAGGGAAGCCGATTCCCGCAAGGGTAAGTCTGTTTTCTGGATGGACGGTACTGGACCCGACGACAGCGAAGGGACCATCAGGGCCATCACTACTGACCGCTACACCCGCATCCTTGATAGCGATGTCTTGACTCAGGTTGAGAAGTACGCCAGCGGGATGGATGTTCAGGGACTCTACTCTGGCGAGAGGGACATCTTTTGCTTTATGACGAATGACCACAAGGTCAACATTGCTGGCGAAGATCTGAACAGGGGGTTCATGGCTTGGAACTCCGAAGTCGGGAGCAGGACCATCGGCGTGATGTCGTTCTACTACCGGACCATCTGTTCTAATCACATCGTCTGGGGTTGTTCCAATGTTCAGCAGAATGTCACCAAGCATATTGGCGACAAGCCGAAGGAACTGATGGAAGACCTCCCCCGCTTTATCGAGTGGGCTGCCTGCAAGGATGCTCTCATTAATGATGAGAAGGCCATCAAAAAGGCTCAGGAGATGATGCTGGCGAAAGACCCTGTGGCCTGTGCCCAAATTCTCAGGAAGATGGGATGGGGCAAAAAGGTAGCGGAGTCCATCGTCCAAGAGGCCGAAGTCGATCACGAGCGATACAATACCCCCGGCGAACCTTACAGCGTCTGGGGAATTGTTCAGGGAGCTACGGCTTACAGCCAACGCCACGAAAACCTTGATGACCGTTTCAAGGAAGACATGAAAATCTCGACCCTGATGGACAGGGCAGCAAAGGCTGCTCTTCAGGAAGCCTAAACGGTATCGCCCCCCACCGGAAACGGTGGGGGGCTTTTTTTAAATACAATCCGGTTATGAAAATTCCTGCTTTTTTGTGAACAAAAAAGCAGTCTCTCGCACAAGCGATTCGTTGAAAAGGCGTAACTCTTTAACCCATTTTACTGAAAGGATTTTTATCCATGGCTGATGTAGCTGAACAAAAACCCAAGTATCTAAATATAGGACTGCCCGCAGAACTGCACTTGGCTTTCAAAACTAAGTGCGTTTCAAACGGTCAGTATGTAGGAGATACTCTTACCGCCCTCATGGCAATGTACTGCTCTGGAGAAGCGGACGACGCCGTCGCGAAGTATCTCCAGAAAAAGAAGAGTGACTAGAGAAAATAAAATCCAAGCTGGCATTGTCCGGTTCTTGCGGAAACAAGAGGATTGTTGGGTCTACCCTACGTGCGACCGTTTCACAGTAGGGGTACCCGACATTCTTGGATGCCTACGCGGTCGTTTCTTCGCTCTTGAAGTAAAGAAGCCAACGGGCCGCTTAAGTAAAATCCAAACTTACCAACTGGTAAAAATCCGCGAAGCCGGTGGGATAGCCGGTCGCGTCGACTCCCTAAAAGATGCGCGTGAAGTTTTAGGACTCTAATAAAAAACCGCACCGAAGAAGGACTCCTCGGTGCGGTTATTTTGAGTCAGGGAATACTCAGATATTAACCCTAAGAAACTCTCGACCCTAACGAAAAATATCTTTATTTCGCTTGACCTTATCTTGCTAACGATTATAATAACTTATCGTTAACAACAACTCATGGGAGGTACTGATGAATACATTTGTTGGGTCTACTAAAGAAGCTCACGAAACGATGAGTAACTTGCTGCGTGAGCAAGGTGAGACTGAGAAGGGTGAGATACTCGCCCGTCTGATGTCCGATTACATGTGCAACGGTCGGAACACAATGGCAATGGATGGATTCGTTGACTATTGGGCCAGTGAACACCGGACCATCCAACAGTCTTTTACCATGCTGGTTCTGCATTGGATTCGTTCTCTTTACCAGAAAGAGAAAGAGGGTCTGTTCGATTTGCGTAACGCCTACTCGGTTGGATTCGCAAAAGGTGTTGTCGATTGTCTTAAAGACTACGATTACAAGTACGGAGAAGGTGAGCGAATGGTTCAGTATCTCTACGATTTCAATCTGAATGATCGCTTTGACGAAGACCGTGTCATCGAATTCCCTCTGGTATAAGGAAGAGAACAATGCCTAACTGGTGCAGCAACGACCTAACAGTAACCGGACCCAAGGAAGAAATAGAGAGATGGGTAGAATTCTCTACTGGGCTTCCTCCAAAGTACAAACCTTCTAAGTTAGAAGAAGAGATCTTTGGGAAGCCTCTTAAGAATGAAAAAGAAGAACCTGAGATCCTAAACTTTCATTCTATCTGCCCCATTCCTCAACTAACTCTCGACTTCGGGTTTGACCACGGATATGTGGAAGACGCTGACGGTAACAGGAAACCGCCAGAGGGTTCTCCAGAATGTGGGTACGACGCTCAATGCAGATTGTGGGGAACGAAGTGGCCTGCCTGTGAAGTTTCGGTAACCACCCCAGAGACTTGTACAAGCTGGAGTCCAGTTATGGAAAGTGAAGACCATTCTTGGATTTCTTATAACTTCGATACAGCTTGGTCCCCACCAGAACCTCTTGTTCGAGCAGCAGCCCTTTTGTTTCCTGATTGTATTTTCAATCTGACTTTCACAGGAGAAGGGTACGAGTTCAAAGGGCAATTGATGCTCAAGAACTCTTTAGAACTTGTGAGTGAAACAAGGAAAGGAACATTCTCAGATATGGTTTCTGACTCGGACGAACACACGGCGTGGGATATGTTCGGAATCAGCGATATGTTAGAGGAACACAAAGGAGTAAAAAATGGATAAGAAAACACAATGGACAGTATGGGTAGAAGGCGTCCCTATGAATTTAGATACTGAACCTTCTACACAGGAAGAGATTCTGGAATTCGCCCAGACGAGATTTCACCCCCAACCCGCTTTATTTTTCAAAGGTGATAAACACCCGCTTGATATTAAAGTAACTCCGGGGCATAGTTCTGAAGAGTAAAAGCTACGGTGCTTCTAAAAGGGAGTATTAGCACTAATCTTCACTTCACAGTTCAGAGGTCCGACCCCTCCCATTGGTTGGTTAACGATCTTTTCCTCTGAACGCCCTTGGGAGCCAGTATTCACTTCTGGCTCCCATTTTTAATTCCCCCGTTAAATGGTCGGCTGTGGAACAGCCGACCATTCTCCCCGCACAACCGGTTGCACAAAAAGGCGCGGGTCTGTAAAAAAGGGTTTGACATTAGTTACCTAACGACTATAATACTAATTCAACCTATCTCTTAGAAAGGAGACACGATATGGGACAGCCTTGCTTTAGTGAGGATGAAGTAGAAGAAATGAGGGTCGAGTGCTACAGGCATTGGGTCGCTCATCACGGTACACCAAGCAGCATACGTGCAGCAGCGTGGGACGGATGCTTCGACGAGTTTCCGAAATACGGATGGAAGGATGCCGAGGACGAACTCGTTATCGAGTATTACGTCAGGCACGTTACCAGAGGGGCGGTGAAGTCATCTTAAAGTACAAAAAAGCAGGGGAGAGAATGACCTTGGTTCATCTTCTCCGAGAAATGAACGACATGCTTACTCATTGCATGGAAGGCGAAGAGGTTGTTAATTGTTACAACAACATCATGATGGACCAGATCGAATATGTTGGCGACGACATGTTCCGCAAGGTAACCGATGGACACGGTGGGGAGGTGGACTAATGCCAAGACGACCTTCCCGCAACCAACAGAAAATGATCGGCTGTGACTGTCTTCTCGAATTGTTCGTCGCTAAATTTAAGAACTACGACGAAGCCGAGGTGATGGGGTACGGAGAAATCTACCCTGCAATAGTAGACTGGCTGGCCGATCACGGCGTTATGGACCACGACGAATTAGAAGTTCTACTGGAGGGATACTATGGTTGATGAGGTTTACGGAGAGAAACGAATAAATGGAAGTAAAGACCTCTACGACAGGGTATGCGGTTGGTTGGCTGACCACGACCACCTTGGTTCTCCAGAAGCCGAGAAGACAGGGGGTATGTTGATGGAAGAAGCTGAGTGGCTGTTAGGAGACATTTACAAGAGTTGCGGAGGTGTGGAATGAATAGTGTCCATAGGAAAGTTATTAAGTTTGCGTATCTCGACTTAGACGGAGCGATCCGCTATTGGGAAGGAAAAGATAGACTTTCCGCCGAAGAGCAGGAGTTGATGGGAGCTTACTTAGCTACCTGTAAGGATTTAGTAGAACAGTTTCCCTTTTTAGGAGAAGACAAATGAAGCTAACGACGACTGAGAAAACAAATATAAGATTACTAATCGTCGATACCCTGCTTCGAGATTTGTACAACGATTGGATGACAATGGTGGAACAGGATATAGAAGACGGGAATGAGGACACCAATAAGCTATATGTCAGGTGTAGAAGGTACTTCGAGGATAACGGGATAACAACATGAAGAAGTTTAGAATCCAAATAGTAGAAACTACAGACTATGTAGTAGAAGCAGAAAGTGAAAGTGAAGCCTATGACTTCGTTCACAACTGCGGAATGGGCGAGAGGAGAACCCAAACAACCTCTACTTCTGGAATCTGGGAAATGTCAGAAGATGGTCAATGGATTAAGTATCCCGGAGTAACGAACTAACGTCTTCTTTCTACTGGCCGGGCGCGTCCCAAAGCGCGTCCGGCCTTTTCAGTTCTAAACGCAATTGGGCGGCTGTGGAACAGCCGCCCAATTTTCTAGCACAACCCCTTCGCATAAAAGGCAGAGGTCAGAACGGTAAACTCATACCTGTTGCCGATGGGATATGGCTTGTACTATCCAGAAATGAATCGCAGTCAATCCAGTGCGCCGTAATGCCGTTCTCAATGCTCATACTAATGAAGTCTGCCTTGTAAACAAAACACTCGGACGCACCGCAATGATCTTTCTCAGCGAAAAACTGCCCGTGCTTATACGGGTTATACGAGACTACTTTATCTATCATCTCCGGGTAACTCCCAGAATCTAAATTTAGCGTCAGCGTGGGCGTCCCCTGCACGAACGCATGGACGTTTTTCCTCTTTTCCTTGAGGACTTTTTCCCTACCAGCTTGCGAAACAACGAACGTAACTTCTTCAAGGCATAACTCCGTAACGTGGTCTATGACACGATTGTATCTCGGGCTTTTAGAATCGAAATCTCGGACGGACCAGCAGTCCAAGTGAAGGTTCCGATATACTCTTACTCTTGAGGCGGTACTTTTCATTAGTCTGCTTCTCCAGCGTGGGAGTAGGAATCGCAATGCCCGAAGCAATCAGTCGATTCATTCGATCCAACGATATCGGCAATACGCTCTAGCAATCCTGCGATAAGCACTTCCCTCGGAACTTCGTATGCGTCTTCCACCTCGGTATCAATGGAAAACGCTATGTCGTACATGTGGTTGTATTTCATTACTGCTCCTCTGCCCACACTTCGTCTTTGTTACAGTCGTAACCGTCCCATTCTGAGGAACTGGCTATCTCGACAGCCTCTTCTTCTGAAGCCGCCTCTACTATCTTGTATTGGACTTCTTGGCTGAAAACGCAGTAGGTTTTCAGTTTCTTCGGCTCTACATTCTTTGCCGTACCTTCTTGCATATCTCTCTCCTTTCAACTATTGAAAAACAACTCGCCGGAACCCCACACCTTGGGAGCCTCCATAGCGGGTATTTCGACAGGAATCATATCTCCGTTAATAAGCCCAAGGTGATACTTCATGGACACTTTACTAAACGCCGCTGCCAGAGACTCGATGAGGTCGGGCCTCTCTACTGCGCCTTGGATAGGTGTTGAAGTAAGAGCGATACGGAGTTCACCCTTAGCGATTCTCTCTGCCAGTTCTTCAGGCAGTTGAGCCAGTACTTCTACGCTGCGATATTCGCCAGCCATTCCGTGCCTCCTTTCTTAAGGTTGATAGGTCATTATAGTCGTTACCTACCTAATGTCAAAGGGTTACCGGAGAAATTATGAAAATTTTAGAAATTATGAAAAAGTAACGCCGTCGCACCTCATGGCCCTCTGTCAGAATTCCGAGTAATCAAAACCACTTCCCCTTTTAAAAACTGAACGGAGTTGGTTTATGAAATGTAAACTATAAACTACATAACGCCGTCGCGTGGTGGACACCGCGACGTAGTAAACTCGCACCTCCGTCGCACGGCGGTCTCGCACAATTTGTTAGGGCAAAAGGCGTAGGTCCGTCAACCACGTAACAACGCCGCGCTGTCTCACAGCGCGGCAGTTTCGCCCTGAACTCGCACAGCGTGTCCGCACAATTTGTTTGAGTAAAAGGCGTAGGCCCGTCCGCCAAAAACGTCAAGTGGCTAAAGTTTAGCCACGTAACCAAGTCAAGATGGGCCCGCACAATTAGTGGGCAGGAAAGGCGTAGGGGAGTCCAACAATGGCGAAATCGTCGTAAGTCGTTACGACGTAACAACATGACTGTTTTTTTCACTAATAAAGGTTATAAATTTCGGCCTCATCCGCGATGGGTAGAGTACCGAATTATCTCGTCATAAGTCGTTACCGCGTAACGTAGTTAGATGCGATAAAAGATGTGCACTAGACGCAGTTCAGAAGAAGCCCAGACCCCCTGAAAAGGGGAAAAGAAAAAGAACCCCTATGATTCATCACACAACATCCTACCTCTCATCCTCATCTCACTAGGTATCATGTAAGAATAGAAAATCATCTAGTGCACATCTTTATTCGTATTTAAAGTCTCTGGTTTATTGGGGATACATCAAATTAATTCGGTAGTCCACTCATCAAATTTTTTTTTGCTGTATTAGATATAACTATTAGAAAAAGACGTTAAGTCGTTACGCCGTAAACAGTTACGACGAATTGCTACACATCTGTGCAGTCGACTTCGACCCTAGTTAAGTCGTTACGCCGTAGCGGGTTACTTCAAATCAACACCCATGATTCAAAGTAGTTTTAATTTCTGAACATGATTACGACGTTACGGCGTGGCGTTGTGGCAGCTTTTTAGCCGCCTTCTTCTGCAGGGATTCCCGGTTCAATTCCCACGTCAATTATGCCATTTTCTGAATTTTCGAATAATTGTGGATTTTTGCAAATTGCTGACAATCCGGGATAGTTAATAGTGATCGTTTGATCTCCAGTAGCGCCGTCGTCGATCCCCAATGCTTTCCGTTGTCCCTCTTGGGCCCTGAGTAAAATCCGAGAAAGGCTCTCCAATTGCGCCTCATTAAGCTGCGGCATTGTCCCGTCATCGCGCTTTTTAAATCTGGAGGCAAGTTGGGCCACTACCGCTTTCCATAGGTTGTTATGTACGGCGGATATTTCTCTATACTCGTCTAGTTCTCGACCGGCGTTCTGACTTGCGAGTTCCTTTTGCTTACGTGCTTCTACGAGCTTTTTAGTCTCTTCATCCCACTCCCCCTCCTTGCGCCACCGAGCGATAAGTTGGGTATTGGTTATCTTGTGAGCACGTGCTAAGTCCGTTACTGTAGCGAACTTACCTTTAACGTAGTCTTCCCGTACCTTCTGTTTGAAACCTTCTGTGTACTTAGCCATTATTTCTTCACTCGATAATAGGCTTCAATTATGGAATCAGCGATAGGTGCTTCTATTAAAGTGTGGAAATGCTCTCGCATGGCCTCTATATCTGATTCCTCTGCTCCGTTTTCTAAAAAACCTACGAGGTAATTACGTAAAACGTCTTTCATATCAAAACGATAAGGTACCCCCAAAGGCCGCGCAAATCTATGCATCCACCTCAAAAACGGAAGGCATAAAGTCTTATCTCCCCTTAGTTTATACTTTCTGTGGATATAAACCTCTTCTGCTCCGAATCCTTTGAAAAGAGAACTAAACCCTGCCCAACTTTCCCTTCTCGCGCAAAAAGCCCCCATTCCGCAAGCAGGTATCTCAAAAGGTTCCGCAAGTGGGTCTTGTGCCCGGTCGTCAGTAGCCCATTTCCCCAAAGCACCGTTCCCCCATTTGAAGGGTTCTTCAAAGTGAGTGCTGATATGCTTATGGTCGTCATAGTACAGCGGACCTTGGAGAAGATTATCGGTTTTGGGATTATGCTCTAAATACTGAAGCAGCTTCTGGATAGCGTCGGGGACAAAAAGTACATGACAGTCTACGCACAGGACAAAATCATTTGTGGCGTTTTCGAATACAGCCTGTTTCGCAGGAGCCGATCCAAACGTACCTTTGTGAGCTATATATTTACATTCTACAGTCTCGCACAGCTTCTTAGTATCTTTTCCAGATTGTGTTTCTGGCTTCTGGTCTATAACCAAGAACTCAATATCGTCGCCCAATCCGTGGTGCAGCTTCAGACTTTGGATCGTGAAGAACACGCCGTCGTAGTCGTCTGCAACTGGCATCCCTATGGATAAACTGGGCATTTTTACTTTATCTTTCCGTAAAAGCTGCCAATACGGGCCCGGCGGGCACCCACGTTCACTTCTTGTAAGTACTCACCCAATAAGCGCTTCCACCATTCGCCCTCTCGCCTGAATGTGTGCAGACCCTTCATTTCTAAACCAAGAGCAATAGGGTATTTCTCTGCGAAGCAATGCTCTCCAATCCCGATTGTCAGGCAGAGCCATTTTTTACTGACCTTGCACAGGTTCCTCAATGCCCTTCGGACCATAGCTTCGTCAACGAGGTGCTCTAAAACGTCGTTAGTTATCACTATATCGAAGGAGTCCTCCCCACAGACTTCAGCAATATTATCATAAGTAGCCTCCCTGACAGGGAGATCCTTCAGGTCATTCTCCATGAGATACTTGCTTACTTCGGTACCTTCTGCTTTGTACCCAAGATCTATTAGATTTTTAAGCAGGTGACCGCGACCGCAACTGGCGTCTATAACTGAATACTGAGAAGGGTCTTTCCAGTTTGTCATTTTCGAGATCATTGATATATGAGAACGATCTCTATCAGTGTGGGAGCCGTAAGGGGCCAGATCTCTTTCCTGACTGGAGCAAGGGAGGGAATCGGCGCTTTCTTGGTAGACGTAATCGTACAAATGGACCAGATCCTCCGTGGACTCAGGCTTAGAAAACGTCGGTTTTTCAGGCATAGTTATTACTCTTTATGGTCTTCCTCATTTCGTACTGGCACTTAAGTAGTATATCAACTTCCTCAACCAGCATATCAGCGAGTTCTACTATTTCCTTAATCCTTACAGAGTACTCACTTCTGGAAGTAAACTTGTCAAGATCCCCCACGTCCATATCCAGTTCCTCTATGGAGTCCCTCAGGACTTGGGCCTTAACTAACGTGGTTCTTTTGTCACTCTTGTCTCTTGGCATAGCACCTACTAATTTTAATTAATATAAAGAATAGTTATAGTTATAACTTGTTAATCAGGTTTTGTAGTTTTACGGCCTGCTTTTCGTTTTCGCATTGGAAGCATTTCTCGTCTGTTGGATTGTACCCATCAAAGCTAACGGCCCACCCTACGCCGTTAGCTGACCGAGTTTCTATGATGATTACCCTTTGTCCCTTTGCTTGTCCCATTCTGTCCTTTCTGCCTTAAGGGCGTGTAATAGATATGCCTATTTCAGCCCCCAAGCCTCCATTCCTCGGGTTTCGATTTCCGTGAGGACTTTGTTTCTCAGTTTTGTGAACATACGGAAGTAGTTATGTTTTTTAGTTTTAAAGTTGGGGTCTTTAGTTTTCCCTAACTTAGGTGCGATATTAAACTTATGGAAATGCTTCGGGTCTTTCGACCACACCTCCAGTTTGTTTTCCGTCGGCATAAAAGTGTTACGCTGCCGTGACCCTGCACCGTGGTGATAGACTAACCCGCTTAAGTCGTCTCCCCACGTACAGTAGAAAGAAGGGTCAAAAGGTGACGCCGTTACTTTTAGAATATAAGAGTCAGGTGAATCTACAAGAAAGGCGAGAGAGGCCCCCATTTCACTCGTTCGCATAGAGTCGTCTTTATTGGCTGCCCTGTGTATGTCTACTCTTCCCCAACCCCATGTACCTTCTATCTCGTCCCAAGACTTAAGCGTACATGCGAAAAAGGAGGCATGGGGGAAATCTTCCGCTTGGTCCTTTATAAAAGCGAATTTGTGCTCTTTGAGGATACTCTTTATCCGGTCCTCGAAGTCCCCCACAACAGGCCAAGCGTCACTGTCCAAGAACACGATAATATCTTCCGGGTCCGCTACCTTTCGGACCTTAGAAACCAGATAGTCGTACTTGAGTGCGTGGTTAGAGAAACGGCGCTCTCCGGTAGGGCTTTTTTGCGGATCGTAGTCAAACACGTGTTCTTCGCCAAAAAGCTCAGTAGCTCTCTCTATTTCCTCTGTGCCTCCGTTAGTACAGGCCCAAACGGTGGATTTAGGGGCGTTCTGCTTTATAAACTTGTTTTGGGCGGTAAGGAGACGAACAGCTACGCTTCCGGACTTCCAGTAGAAGTGGGCCGTTATAAAGTGGATCATTTCGCCCTCCATTTCTGCATACCATTCTTTTCTAACTCTACCAGCACCTTATTTTTTAACGATATGAACCGACCTTTCCACATTCGGCGGTTCTTCCCTCTAATGTGGTTGAACCCGGAGTGCCATCCGTAAAGGTGTGCGCTGTGCCTACGCGGGATAGCGACGTCCCCCCTTGACCCTCCGCCGTGGTGGTACACCAAAGGCACTTTTTCGTTTTCTCCCCACACGCAGTAATAATCTTCGTTGAAGGGCTGAGACACTGCGGATAGAGGGCAAGAGAATTTAGCTTCCTTACCCTTTAAAAGCTTAGAGAGGCTTGCTCCCATTTCGTGGAGTTCGACCCTCTTACCGATAACAGGGCTCCCCGCTTCCTCTTTACCCCTAAGACGAGGCCCCTCTATTTTGGAAACCTTGCAGAGTATGGGCCCTACGTCCCAGTTCCCGTTTATCCTCCCCCACTCCTTAACCGTGGTAGCGAAGAAACAAGCATGTGGGATATTCTCAACAGCGTCTTTCACGAAACAGAATTTGAAGTTGCGGAGTATGGCCTTCAGGTCCTTAGAAAAGGTTTTACGCACAGGCCAAGCGTCGCTGTCCAAGAATATAAGAATATCTTCGGGTGCGGATTCCTTCTTCACCTCTCGGACTAAGAAATCGTATCGCAGACCGTGCATGTCGTTCGGGTGGACAGAAGGTCCTGCGTATTTCCCCTCTTCGTCCACGGCGTAGTTCTTGTGGTCTTCCGGGAACTCAACAGGAGAGTAATCGAACACCCTGTAGGATCTTTCCTTAATCTCCGCCACTTCTTTTTCGGGTGCCCCTTGCTCTACACAAGCCCATATACGGCAATTGGGCGCATTCTCCTGCAGGAATCCAAACTGCAAACGCCGTATCCGCTTGGCGTCTTCCGGAGAAACACTGTAGTGGTGTACCGTCAAGACGTGGATCAATCGTCGGGGTCCTCTTCGTAGGAATTAATGACAGCTTGGGCAGCTTCGATTATCCCCTCGGTTCTCTCTTCCTCGTCTTTTGAAAGTTCAAGGAGAGCGTCTCTTAGATTACAAATGTGCCTCAGGAAGTCAGATTTAAAACGTAGCTCAAGGAGTTCTCTTGTACCGTCAGGGTGTTCGCCTCTTATAAGCAGAGTGGCGAATCCCTTTCCGGGAAGAGCGTCGTCCGCTGTGTAGTTTACTACGGTTGCTTTGTCGACCTTGCCCGACACCTCATACATCGTTCTCTCTATCTTGTTGTCCATCTGTTTCTCGTTTGGGGTCCACCAATGTTTTAGTCTGCGCATATACGTTATCCCTATACTCCTTACCAGCCCACCTATGGGGATCAGCTACTCCAGAATCCAAACGATTCTTTTCAGTAACGTAATAACCTTTTTCATCTTCGCATATAGTAAGACCCTCGTCCAAGGGCCTCTGCCACTCACTAATCATGGAGGCATGTGAACCATACCTGCTCGGATAGGGGTGCTCGAATTGCTTGGTTATAGTACGTTTCTTCTTACCGACCATTACTCACTTTCCTCCTTGTCTGTTTTACTGAAGAACTCTTTGAGTCGCTCAACGCTGATCGCATCAAATTTAATATCAAAAGTACGGTCAGTGTACTTGTCAGTACCGGCGTAGCCCCCAAAGGTCTTCTTCAGGAGCAAATGAACGGACCCGTCTTCGTCAATATGTACCTCGCTGGCCACGTCTTCGAAGTCTCGACCTGTATAGGTCCCCTTCTTCCAACCGACAGCCCTCACGGCGTATAACTCTTTGTTAGTACTCATTACTCACCTTCTCTATTATCAGGTACACGTGTATCGACTCGGGAAGCGTCTGCAAGGGACTGCTCTTTACGGGCGTCCGATTGCTCGACTATTTCCTTCCACGTGGACGAATGGCCAGCGGAATCGTCTACAAGGGACATACCCTTAATGACCAAAGCCTTACCCCTTACTTGACCCAAATCAATTTTCCGAATATCGATAGCGGACTTCTTAATCGGAACCTGCTTGTAGACGTTCTCGCAATTTTGAGGGTCCCAATCTACTATCTTAGAGCCGTCTACCTTAATAGTACGAACAAGTTCTTGACGCACCTTTACGGCTGCCTCCCTAGCCGGGCAGTAAATAGTAACGAACCCAGTTTCGCTATCTTCCGTTTGATAAGTGACCTCCCAAATAATCATAGTACGTCCTCGCGAAATAAGTTTAGTGGTTATTAAGATAAAGAAGTATAAACGTTACGTTTATTTGCCGCAACATAAAAAATAGAAATTTCTATAATTCTGGAAAAGTATTTATTTTCGACGGAGGTATGTACTCGTATTCGCATTTCCCCATAATGTCTCGGAAGGGGAGAGAGCAGTGGAATATCTTCTCAGGGAATTCCGGTCGCCTGTACACAAGTGCCTTCCTCATGTTCGCGAATTTCTCTTCCCTGTCCTTGTGCGGCTTCCATGACCACAGCTTGGCATATTGCCCCCTGTAGGTTTCATGCACGTCGACCCCCACCAGAAGGACCTTCTCAAACCCCCACTGCTTTGCCAGCCATAGCCCCATTTCAATCACCCCCTCGAAATGAGGACAGTGCGCCTCCATATCTGGGAAGTCATTGTAATAATAGACCGTGCTCTTCCTCAAGTGCGTGTCCGGTATCCGCCAATGAAAAGGAATCTTCATTCTCCGATTCGAGGCGTTCCGCCAATCCACATCCCCATCTTTGCCCGGCAGAAGGCATTTCCGCGTGACCAACTTCCATTTCCTATACCCACGTGAGAAGTCGTGGAACTCCCTGAACCTGAGAATCCTCTCCACGTCATTGCATAGCCAGAAGTGATTCGGATTCTGGTAGTGCTGCGTAATCGCCGCATTCGCGGCAAAGACATAACAATCCTCTCCAAAACGCTCAGTAAAGTTATCGAAAGGAAGCTGGTTATATGAAGTCCCACAACCCGCTATTACTAGGGAACACCCCTCATAACGCTTTTTCATTTCACAGATAGGGATGTAGTTCATCAAGGCTCCTCGTCACGTGGTTACGCCGTTACCATGCCACATTGTCACGTGGTTACGTTGTAGCGTCGTTAATTTTTTCCCAAGCGTTGAAATCGCCGTCTGAGTTTGTGTTTTTGAAACCTCCGCGCCAGAAGAGGCTAGGCCAGTCTCTGACTTTAGAGCCTTCTATTGTTATGAGTGTACCGCTTGGTTTGAGTAGCGAATGGAAGACTTTAAGTATATTTACCACTTCGTCGTCTTTTAAGACGTTAGGGCATTGAGTTATATCTGTTTTCTGCTGTAGAACGGCTCTGGTGAATATCGTATCGAATCGAGCAGGGTCGAATGATTCGCAGGTTTTGTTTTTAAAGTTATCTACGAAGATATTGATATCTTGGAAACGGGTTTTGCCTATTTCGATATATATTTCGTCGGCGTCAACGCCGAATACGTTGTTGAAGCCGTTACGGCGTAAATACTCCAAGTTGAAACCGGTGGCGCAGCCATATTCGAGAACGGTGTGGTCTTTTGACAGCGTTTCCTTAACTTTTTTAATCGCTGATAGGCAGTAGGCGAAGGAATCAAGTGACCGCGTGACTTTTTCTTTACCTTCTGTCAGGTAGAAGAAGTCGTAGTCGGTTTTTTTAACAACGTTAAAATCGTTCGAGTCTTCTCCGTAGAAATCGAAGATATCTCGAACGAGGAGACGATCATTTTCGTTCATTTATTTACAGGAAGTGATTTTCTGCAGATTGGGCAGACTTCTACTTTCATGTCGGCGGGGATAGGGTGGTGGCATTCGAGCGCCCACAGTTCTAAGCACCAGCCGTAGACTTCGGCGTCGTCAGACGCCGCTGTGAGTCCGTAGAGGTCAAAATTTCCGAGTTTAAGGAAATCTTCGTAATGTGTAGTAGGTTTGTACATGCTCTCACGCGCACCGTCGCGGATTTTGAGCATCTTAGAAAAGAAGTCTTCAAACAGTTCTTGGTATTCGAAATGTATATCAGGTAGCTGCATTACATCCAGAGAAAGTCTTCGTCGTGGAACTCGTCTTCTACGTCTTCTTCATCCCAAGTACCGGCTTCGAATTCTCTACCGCAGTAGCAGCAGAACGTGGGAATGAATTCCATAGAGAGACCGCTGACGAAGAAGGTGTTGGTGCAGTTGTCACACCGACACTGGGTGAGTATCATTTTTTCTTCTACAGCGGGCACTTCGTCAGGTTCCGGGATCGGTCCCAGATGATTGTCCATTGGCATTCTCTTCACCTTTTGAACTTCGTTGCGTCGGTTCCTCTTCAACCATTATATTTCGATATCCTTTGATTACCTCTTCAAAGTCGGAAACTTCGAAGTCTTCTGGATATAGGATACGTTCATTACTGTATTGTCGGCCTTTGCCACGGTGTCCCATTGATCCGAAGCCCAGTATCTTATGTTGTATAAGGTCGAGAATTTCTGCGGGTGTTTTGTCTTTTAGAAGCGTCGCCCGCCATATATCTTTGACACGCCGTCGCCACCGATTACGCTCCCTGATTACGGCGCTACTTATTTTATATTGTTCACTAGGTGTGTTCTTCTCGACGTCGAGTATTGAGTCTCGATACTCTAAGGCCTTGAAAGCGCTTCTGGCTACGGTTCGTGGGAACGTAGTCGCTGTGTACACACCTAACAGGTCGTTGTCACGTGGTAACGGCAATGAATCGTCAAGGCGTTTCCAGCCAACGGTCCACGAATTTCCGTTGTCTGAGGCTTTAAGCATCCAACCTTCACGGTGCATATTGTCGATTAAAGACATTGCGGCATTGGCGTCGGCGCAGCACACGCGGGGTACAAATTTAAAATCTGCTTTGAGTTTAACGCCCCACATACCTAACTCTGAGGTTTTGCCACAGGCCTTCTGCGGATCTGGCTCTAACGTCTCTGCGAGGTAACGGTGTAGATCGTTGTCTAACATTACGTGGTTACGAGGTTACGTGTTTAAAAGGCTACATCACCCGCGCAGTGGCGTCGGCGCGGGGGGACATTGTATATATGTGTAAGTTACTGCGAGGGCCAGCGATAGATAACCATGAGGCTTGAAGGGAAGTCTTACTTACCCTTCTTGTCCTTCTTACGGCCCTTACCCGACAGACGGGCAGGGTACGGGACCTCTCCCGTCTTCTTGGCATGAGCTATCGCTGCTACGGCTCCCTTTTTTGTATAAGGGAAACGCTTCTTGCCGCACATTATAATATTGAAGCTACCATGGAAATAATTGTACTCCAAAGGGCGACGCGAGATCTCTACTCTTTCCCGCTCCGTCTGCTCCCTGTGGAAGTTCGACAGCCTGTTCTTCATTAATAGTCCTCTACCTGTAAGGGTCCCACCCGTATTCGGTGGTTTCCCGTGTAATAAGCTTTGCGGCGTTAGGAGCATGGTACCCCGACTTGAGGGGGTTAGTGGTCCTCTGAGGAGCCCGTTCCCTGCCACGGTCTCCTACGCCCAGATTCGTATTCGGAACGACACTGCTCGTACCGTGGATGTCCGAAAGGAGAGGACTTATCAAAACTCTTCCGGGCGAGTCAGAGCCGTCAAAATCTTCGTCCCAAGCGGAACCCTCCCAAGCAGCGGACCTGCACCAGTCTCCACCCGGATAACTTTTTTGCATGGTAGCGATGTCGGCCCCCATCTGCAGGTAATTGTGGATGATGCTGCCGGAAACATGCTCAAATCCCAGATAATAGGTTCCGCCGGTTATCATTGTTAGAGGCTCTTGGAAGTAAACTCTGGACGTCCCTAGATAATAACCAATGGAACCCGAAGAGCCTCCCCCCACTTGATCGGCGTCTATATTCCCAGAGGTAGCTAACTCCGTTCCAGCGGAGTTCCAAGCGCCAGCTTTGATTACATCGGTTGAGTTGGCAACTCCCCATTGAAACAGGAATCCAGTACAGTGCATTTCAAGATCTGCGTTGGAAGCGCTACTAGCTGGTATTGTGAACCTTCCGCCAAATCTATGGCCCGCTGTTTCAACGGTCACAGCGCCGTAGCCGTGGTTAAGATGCCCACCAAGGTGATATCCTTGGTCCGTAGTAACTGTCATCGAACCGTAGTATTCCAAGTTGAAAGTCCACGTCCCGCCGTTATTTTCCCGCATCGCCATACCCGGCCCTTGGCTACCTCTAACCCTTCCGCCTATATATTCAAGACCCACTTGGTTGCTGCTATCTATGGTCCCTGAGGAGTGAACGATGATGCAGCAGAACATCATTCCTGCTGTCGTTGTAAACGGGCTAGAAAAAGAGACAGAGTTGAGCCCCACGCTGCATTGGAAAGCAGCGGTTTCCGCCAGCACGGTTCCGCTGGTATCAGGCTGGTGATTCGAAGTCGTGCTCATAGGCCAAATCTGAGCTTTGAAATAAGGAGAGGTCCCGGTGACGGAATTGCAGATAAAATTAACGCCCGTCAAACTAAGGGCTTTTGGAGATTGGCATAACACTCCGATGCCGTCGTCATTTGAATCGAGGTCTGCGTCTCCATCATTTGTGTAGCGCATTGCCCAACAATGGTTAGTGAGCATGGGAGTATCCCAAAAAACTGCGTTGTCAGCCATTATTCAATTCTCATTTTTAAGCATACGGGTTCCACCCGTATCCGCCGTTGGACCTTTTTATGATCTTACCAGCGCTTCGGGCTTGGTACCCAGATTTTAGAGAGTTAGACCGAGACGGGTCTTGGAAGTTCTCACCTCTGTCGCCCTTGCCGAGATTGGTAATCACTACGCTGTTACCACCGCCGTGCATGTCGGATATGAGTAGGTTCATGGCTATCCGCTTTTCGTAACCAGTTTGTACTTTTTCCCAAGCTGTTTCTGCGTCAGAGTCATCCCAGAAGAAAGCCTCGCCTCCGAAAGCCAAACCACCCGGACTATAGTCCGGTCCCGCAGAGCCGTCTTTCCCCATAGTGTAAGTGTAGCCCTGAACAGCCCCAGTTATGTTTTTCCATCCTACATAGTAGGTGCTTCCAGAAACCATTTTTACAGCGTTGTCGAACAGGAACGTCATAAGGGCGGTGCCTGCCGAATTTCCTACCCCTATCTGCGCCCCATCGACGGTTCTTTCCGAATTGCCGACCTCTGCTCCGTCAACATCCCAGACACCGAACATTATCTCTTCAGCATCATCGAGACCGTAAAAGCCGAATACCTGAATCCCTCGTACATGAAGCTCTATATCTTCGCCCGCAGGGATTGTGATTTTGTTGGCATATCTATCGTTGGCGGAACCGGGACTCAAGGCACCCGACCCTACAACGACGACCCCACCCAAGGGAAAGTTCTTATCTGTTTTCAAGCAGATGCCCGGCCAGTAATCGTAACCGGCGATGGCATAACTACTCCCGCTGTCGGTACTTGTTATGACGGCGGGAAGAGCGGAGGTTCCATTATAGTCAGGGCCCTGATAATACCATTCAGTTCTATTGGATGCGTCGGTCCCGGCCTGTGGGACTATGATACAGGCTAGTTGTTGCCCTGCAGTTGCGGAGTAGGGAGAAGTAAAAGCAAATTCATGGCAGGTATACCCATTGCCATAGGCTGAAACGGCAGCCGTTGTCGCCAGCACCGTACCGCTTATATCGGGCAAGCCATTCGTACCAGCCGTCATAGGCCACAATTCGAATTTAAAAGAACCTCCGTTTCCTGCAAAAGCGCCAACTCCTATAGCGGCGTGTGTGATGCTGCAGTTCTCTTTAACTTCGAAAACGACACCTACTCTGTCGGTCGTGGCATCGATAGCCGGAGCCCAAGCCTGAGTGACTCCGGGATGGTTTGTCGTCACCGTCGCTATTGTCGTCATCCAGTTGTTACTTGTATGAGTATCGCTCATTTATTTCCCCCCTGCGTATGGGTCCCACCCGTATTGCGTGTTATCTCTTTGAATTGTCCTGTTAGCGTTAACCTTGTACCCGGACTTCAGAGGGTTATTAACTCTCGGCGGAGCAACTTCCCCTGCGTCGCCTATCCTGCCGTGCACGGACGTACCCTGCACGGCTCCGTGGACGTCCGTCAGGATAAGGTTCATGGCAATCCTTCCGGCTTGCCCTGCGTCGCCGTTAGTGGCTGTCCACCCGCTGCCTTCGTCTTTATACGCTACCATCCAAGCGCCGCCCGGCCACGCTTTCATAGCGTTGTCGCCAGCGAGATCCATGACAGTAACTGTCCCTGTCGCTTCTACAAACTGGAAACCGACATAGTATGCGTTTCCAGAAGTCATTTTTACAGGGGACGAGAACAGTAACTCGCATCCATGTGCGTACTGTGGTTGGGCTCCAAAACCGGTGGGGTAGTCGTAGGTCTTGACAGGGACAACAGCGTCTCCCGCAGCGTCCCAAACCCCTACCCTGAACTCTGCAGCCGCATAACTATTCGACAAGAACCCGCAGTAGTAAAAACCTGAAACGTGGAAATCTATCCCATTAGTTTCCTCCGGCAGGGTTACTTTATTCACTATCTTGTAATTGCTTGTATTGTTGGGGTAGTAGGAGTTCGGGTTGTCGTGTGCAATTCCGCCCAAGTCGTAGTCTTTATTTGTCGTTGCCGTTAATCCCGGCCAAGCATCATAATTTGCAGAATACCAACTGGACCCATTATCGTATGAGTATATAGCAGCAGGCATAAAGTTGTCGTTCGCCCACCCTCCCATCTTAGCGGTCCAGCTATTGGCTCTCGCTGTCACAGCCAGAACGAGGACCAATACGTCCCCCTTAGAGGCTGCATACGCAGCCGTAAAAGTGCCCGATTGCCTCTCTTGAGCGCCGAGTATTTCCGCCGATTCTGCCAGAACCGTACCACTCATGTCAGGGCCTGCAGTAGACGTCGAGGCGGGCCAAAGTTGCCACTTGTACTTATTACCTGCCCCGCAAGTGCTAAAGAAGACCTCGCCCCCAGTAATGTTCATGTCTTCTGGGACTTCAAATACGGTCCCTAATTCGTAATTAGCGTTACTAATGGATAACGAACGGTTCGTCGTAGATAGCATAGTCATATGCGGTATACCGTTCAGCCGTATCCCAGACCAACTATAACTTGTGTGTGTATCAGCCATGTACCTTCCCCCTAGTTGTAAGGACTCCAGCCGTAATTAGCATTTTCTCGTTTAATCAGCTTAGCCTGATTCAACTTGTACCCCGACTTCAGAGGGTTCTTAACACGGCTAGGTGCCCGGTCCCGCCCTCGATCCCCCTTGCCTTTGACTGCTGGAGGACACTCTTCCGCCTCCGCATACTTCCCGTGAATGTCATGGATAATCGGATCTATCAACATTCGGCAGTAGGGGTATACCCTTTGTTGGGGCGGATTGGAATGAAGCTTCCACGCTGGAGTACTGTCGGAAGCAAGCCAGATATACATTCTGCAATCAGCGCCAAGGGGCCAAGTCCGAAAAGCCCTCAAGGCTCTTGCTTCATCAGACGCCGAAATACCTGAACCCGTGTCCTTCACCTCCGATACAACCTGCCTACCGATAATCATCTGCGCAGTAGTCCTCTCTATGCCGATATAGTAGGTTCCGCCAGATTCCACCGTTACGTCGGTGTCGAAGTAATAGTTGACGTAGTGATCCGATGCGTCTCCTTTAGTGCCCTGCCAGTCCGGCTTCCACGGATTAGATCCCCCAAGGAAAGTTCCGGCTTCATTCCATATCCCAATCTTAGGGTTGTCGTCTTGGTCAGGCCCATGTCCGTGATGCCTAAACCCGCCGATAACCATCTCGAAAGGCTTGTCGCTGGTGGGGATGACCAATTTGTTAGCTATCCTGTCGCCGTTAGTCTGCATGACAAGGTCTGTGGGAGAACCCCCTGTGTACTGCCAGTCGCTTCCTATCGTAGCAGGGCCGCCTAAGTCGTAATCCTTATTTGTCACGCACGTAATGTTGGGGACTGTGCGACTTTTGTCGTTCCAAGTGGGACTGCCAGCCGTAAAGTTGGTAGAGGCACCTATAAAAGGGAACGCCTGATCGTCGATGGCACCAGACTGGTACTCTACGCCGATCTTGTTTTGGTTGTCACACGTCCCACTGGAGTGTCTTAAAAGCAGTGCGAGCATCTGCTTTTTCGTAGCAGTATAGGGCGAGGTAAAGTCTTGCTCATGCCTGTAATCATCGCCCGTAGCTTGGAAAGCAGCCGTCTCTGCCAGCACAGTACCGCTCATGTCAGGATAGCCGAACTGGTTGTTCGGTGGGTTATCGGACAGGGGCCAAAGCTGAAGTTTCCAGAAGGGGCTTGTCCCGGTAACTTGATCTACGTAGAAAGTTCCGCCCGTTAAAGTACAAGCCTCATAAGTCGCGAACCCCAGAAAAAGAGCATTATCGGCTGAGTTCATATGATGAGGGCCCGTAGTGACCGATTGAAATTCAGGGCCCGGCGACAGCGCGAGATGAGTGTTGATCCAGCCTAATCCTTGATGTGACATTGTGCCCCCGTTTCCCAAAAAAGACCATTTTAACGCTTTACTTTTATTTAGTATAACCCAAAAAGACGACAGAGCGAAGCGGGCAAAGTTTGTGAGCCTACTTTGTTAGTAGCACCGCTTGCAGCACTTACGTGCGACTCTGTCGTCTTAAAATTAGGGGCCGACGGGCCGTCTGTGGCTTAACGTGGGCGTGGATCTAAGGACAGCCCGTCGACCTTCATCTTCTTTTATAATTCCAACCGCCGGGCAGTAAATCACCGGCTCTGGTCTTGGAAGTAGATCTGTAAACTAAAAACTCCGCTTCGGGCTTCCAGTCTGTGTAGAAAACAAGTTTGTCGGCCTCAGGCTTCCAGTTAGTTTCCCAGACAACGACGTCAGCTTCAGGAAGCCAATCAGTAATATACACTATGGCGTCAGCTTCCGTTTTCCACTTTGTCGGGTAAACTATATGGCCGCCATCCCAATCAACTGACACGGTATACCTTTTTATCTGTAGTTTTTCTTCCGTGCTTAATTATCTCAGTTATACCGAGATTATCCAGCATCACTTTACGATAGTGATCGTGGCCGAAAGGAACTACGGATTTGTAGTAATCGCACTGTTCTTCGTCTACCTTCTTGTGCATTACTTCGCTATCGCCTCTGTAGGTAGCTAGCTTCAGCTTATCTTTGGCGTGAAAAAAGAACGACCAAGCTTCGTAGCACTTTAGTTCGGGGTCCCAGTTGACTCCCTCTTCTTTGACGCGGTCAGTCTTTCCGATGAAGCAGTTAGAAAGAGAGTCTACCACTTGACAGTTTTGCTCCATGCTGTGCATCCTGTCCCAGTACACGTGGGCCTTGTCTCCTTTTATTTCTAAAACGTGACTCCCCCGCGTAAGGTCTCCTACCCTGTGATCTATTTCTTTAAGGCCTAATATATCTATATCAGTCTCTTTAAGTATCCGCAGGGGTTCGTTTATTTTTGTTTTCTTGGTAAAGTAATTGTCGTCATCCATTAAAAAGAAGAACTCCGTATCGCACTTCTCTAGAAGCAAATTCCGTTTCGGCCCTATACCCATGTTGTGGTTGACACGCATAGGCTTGTAACCTATTTCAGTAGCTATGTTTACGCAGTCGTACTTTCTGCTGTCGTCTAGAACCATGACTTTCATGGCAGGGAAAAACTCTTTAATACTTCTGAGACAACGCTCTAAGCACTTGGGGCGTTCATAACTGCAAAGTAGAACAGTAATATCGCTATAGTAGAGTGTCAGGTCATAACTCATGGGCACAGTCCTAATTTCTCAAAAGTATTTTTTATGGCGTCGTCCAACCGGTAATTTTCCTTAATAAATTCGTACCCGTTGTTGCCTAACCTCTTACGGAGTTCAGGGTCACCTAACATTAGCTCGGCAGTTTTTTTTGCGCTGCTCACGCTTCCGGGAGAAAACTCCATATAGTGTTCTCCGTGGGTCAATGGAGACCACTCTGGCTTTTCACACAAAACGGCCCTTTTGTTAGAGAGCAGACGCATTATAACTCTCAGGCTCAAGAATGCCCGCCAGTCAACGTGCGGTATATCAAGGTGTACGCCGTCTGTCTGGAGAAGCCTCTCCTGAGTTTCCCACGTTGCGCCGTCCCCCTGAAACACTTTAGCGTTGAGAGCTTTTATAAACTGAGGACGACGTTTCTTCCTAGTTACGCCGAGGAAGAATACTCCGGTCTCCTCCAGAGGTTCCCTGCGTGGCACTTCGAAAGTTTCATGGTATCCCACCGGAGTATAGACAGCACGGATTCCTTCGCTGTTGAGATCCCTAGCCGTTAACAAGTTGTATTCGAGTACGGCTTCAGCGTGTCCGGACGTTATTGTTTTCTGCAGGTCTCTAAAATACCTTTCAGAAAAGGCGTCCCATAAAGGCTTACCGGAAATCACGCGCCGGGCGGGGTGGAAGTTGTAAACGAACTTTCTCCCCTTCATAGGCCGGAACTGTTCCGCCATTCCCCTGCCAAAATTTATTATTATGTCGGAGTCTTCGGAAGGCAAAGCAGAAGAGTCTCTCCAGATCCAGATAGGTGAGTAACCCAGAGCAGGTAAGCACATACCGAAAGCGCGGGCGAATATATCCCCGGCATATTTATGCGCTGTACGGGAGACTATTAAAAAAGCTTTTCTTTCAGGAAGGCTCATATTTTATAGGGTTAAATTCTAAACCCTCTCTCATTAAAGAAGCCAGCACGGTGCCGTCGTCGGCGTCCCACATATGTGGAGTTTTGGACTCCGCTACAATAATAGATTTCACATCGTTCTGCCAAAGGAGCTTAACGCATACGGCGCAAGGGTAATGAGTAATATAAGCTCTCTTTTTTAGACGAGTAAGACGTGTGACATTGGCTAAAGCGTTTTGTTCTGCGTGTACCATAAAGGGGTACTTGTGGGGACGTGTACAAAGGTACTCCTCCTCCTCCACGCCTGAGCACAAACCGTTGTACCCTATCCCTACGATGTGGTTGTTCTCGTCGGCTATCACACAGCCAACTTTGGTTTCCCGGTCATGGCTCCTGCAGGAAACGTAAAAAGCCATTCCTAAAAAGTACTCGTCCCAAGAGGGTCGTTCATTTGTCACGTTATAAATCCGGCACGTGCCCACATGCCGTCTATTGCGTCTTGTTGATATTCCGGTTCGCGTCGGAACAATTTAAGTTTGTAGTGGTTATAAATAGCGTACCTGAGAGCGTCCATACAGTGGTCGTTAGTTTTTTCAGGGTCTTCTACTACATTTCCGCCCACTTCTCTCCAGTGGTAGAACTTCATTTCTTCTATACAGGCTTCGCAATGAGAAAGGAAAACTAACTTAGGGTAGTTCCCCGAAGGTCCGGGGTGTAAGTGTTTAGCTACGGACTCGATTCCTTCGTGTACCTCTTTTTTAGCTTTCACCGCAGACAATCCGTGTTTTTTAAATTGGTCTATGTATTCAGGGTTAGCAGGGTCGCAGAAAAAAGTATCTACTTCCCACTGAGCCCTTAAAACCATGGCTCTCCTAGCCCAACTGTCCTGATGCCCGTCCCTAGCGCTTACCAGTAACTCAGTTTCGTAGGACTCTTCTAAAACCCAGTACTTGTTCATACTGTCTACGCCGATAACTACTATAGCACCGGGATGGGTGTATCCCCAGTCGACTCCAGCAATAACTTGCTCAAGTACAACCTCGGTCTGCCCATTTCCTATGGATCTTCTCCGGGAAGGCAGAGAGAATCTGTAGTTGTTGGGGTTAACCACATGTATCTTTTCATTGAACTCATCGTATATCTGCCCCTCAAATACATCCCAAGAAGCTTCGAACGTCCTCTTGAAGTATTTTTCCGGCATAGTTTCCCTGTGGTACTCTAGCTGCTCCGCCGGGTAGTAAGGGTTGTCCAAGGTGTTCCAAGTAATGAAGAACATTTCCTCAATTCCCTTATCGGTCTTGGAATAATCGTAAACCCTCTCCTTTGCCCAGTTCGGACCACGCGGAGTACCGGTTAAAAGAATCCAGCCCCTTTTAGTAGAGACACGTGTTTGGATCTCGTCAAAGAGAAGCTCTTTAGTGAGAGGAAACTCGTCAAGCCATACCCCGTAAAGCTCCTGACCCTGCCACCCCTCCGGGTCCTTGCCGCTAAGGAAGTAAATGTGGGTTTCCCCCTTCATGCCGCGAATTCTGAGAAGTCTCTTGGTCCCGTGGTATTTGTCTAATTTAAGGACATTAGGGATAAGACGTAACAGGGTAGGCAGGATCACCCTGTCTACCATGGGAAAGGTAGGAGCGCCTACGGCAACGGTGTACGGGACTTCCCTTGCGACATCAAAATCATCGTACCCCGGCTGCATAATACATTTGTCGACAAACTCAGCAGCGGCTCCAAACGTCTTGCCGGATCGAGCACCACACACCGCAGCCTTTATGCGCTTATCCGACATATGGAACAAGCGCTGCTTGGGGTGAGGCAGGTACTGAATAGTCGTGTCGTTAGAAGGCTTTTTTACAGCCATTAATTAGAAGGCTTTCTTAAATTCCTTCCAGTACTCTTCCGGCATATCGAGAGCTATCTTCAAAGCACCGTTGGAACCTGCGTATTGCGGCTCTTCTACCGTCGTTACGTTGCCACCGCCATACTCTTCCAAGCCTCTTTCTATAGCACGTCCAAGGCCGGGGATACGAGATCCGCCGCCGCCAAGAAGAACGTTGCTACGCATTTTTTCTTGGAACTCGGGGTCATACGTTGCTATGAGTTCCTGCAAGGCTTTAACAGTAGGAGGTATCATACTCATGCAGCCGCGATATAACTCGGTAGTGATATCAGTTTTAATTGGCTTACCGCTGTGGGGGAGGGGGACAATAGCTCTCCCGTCGTCTCCGTAATCAGCGAATAGAGTTGCGTACTTCTCTTTCCAAGTTTTAACCATGTTGATAGAAAACTGAGCGTCGTCGGGTAACGATTTGGTTAGGGCTTCAGATATAGCCTTGTCCACAGCGTCTCCAGCGACACTATGAGTTCTCTGGTCTTCTGCCGTCGGCATAGTACCGTGGACCCTGCAAAGGTCTACAGTTCCAGCGCCTATGTCGATAACTAAAGTGTCGTCTAAGAAATCAAGCCCGTAAGCCACCGCAAAAGGTTCCGAACAAACGATAACGGCGTCCACGGATTCTTTTGCCGCTTCGAGGATGGCTCCTTTCCCGACCGTACTAGCTTCAGCCGGGGCTCCAATAACGGCAAAGATGTTTTTTTCTTTAGGGACATTAGCTATAGATACTATGTGGTCTAAGAGATCTTTGACTGCTTTTTTGGTTTCGCCGCTGTCTTCAGCGCCAGCGACTTTAATAGACCCGCCCGCGAGAGGCCTGTGTAAGTTAAGGGCTAAACGATTCTCTACGGCTTCTTGTCCGTAGATTATACTCCTACCGCCGAACTTTTTCATCGCCACGTGGTCTTTAGGGTAACCTACATAAGACCAAACGGTGTCCCTCAACCCAAGAGAAGACGTTATAGAAGTCCGGCTGGTGCCCAGATCAATTCCCAAGTATACAGTTTCGCTCATTTTTCCCCCTAGTCGCTGCTTGTCGGAAGTCGGTGGCTGTCTTCGTCGAAGTGCTCTGTAGAAAACTCAAAGATACAGCAGTCCTGCAAAGCAATTAAACGATGCCTAAGCCCTATAGGGACGTGGAAAGAATCTCCCGGAGTCATAACCTGTCTACGTCCTTCTAAAAAGCTATCCTTAATACCGTAAGCAATTTCCATCTCCCCACTTTCCAGATACAAAACTTCGTCTTTTATTTTATGGTAATGCCAAGAAGTTTGCTTACCTTTCTTTATAAATAGCTTTTTGCCGCAGTATTCTGGCTTATTGACAATCCAGTCTTCCCAACCCCAGATTTTAGAAACGAAAACTCTATTTGCGTTACAAGGACGAAACAGGTTGTCGTGCATGTCCCTTCCTAAGTTACTCACCCGACAAGTCCTTTCTAAGCTGCTTATTCTCCTCGAAAACCACCTTTAAGAGTTCAAGTTTCTTTTCTTTATCTGAGGCGTCATCTAAGTCACTAAGTATGACGTTGTCTATCCCAGACAAAGCCGCTTCCAGCTTTGCTACTTTCACACGCAGGGAATCTCTTTCCCCTTGCGCGGACGATAAAGAATTAGCCAAGCGGACGATTTTACGGCGTAACAATTCTACGTCGGTTTCTTTGTCGAGGCCTTTAAGAGAAGGCGGTGTTACTTCTGGTTCAGCCCCGTAATCAATTGTTGGCGGTTCAAAGAGAGAAGGATCTACTTCTACATTATGGTAATCTTTTAGATACCTACTAAGATACCTAGACCCTTCGACGCCAGCAGCAGGTCTTCTTTTTAAATACAAACGATCCATTAATCTCCGGTCAGGCTCTTCGTAGTAGCGCCCGAATAAATCAATTACCCTTTTACCCTTCATCTTAGCGCTCCATTTCCGTTATTTTACCATTCTTCATTTTATTACCCATAGGAGATTCGATGAAAGCTGCCTCTGTAAACTACGTAATAGCTGCTTGGTCAGGAAGAAGACGAGGAAAACCAAGGCCCACTAGGAATTACGAAGACTATTTCAACGACAGGACTCTTTATCTCCGTTTCCACATCGATCAGGTCTTAAAAATAAAAGAGCATATCTCCCACTTAACCATTGTAGCACCTTTTAATTTTGAAGACGAACCAGTAGAGTTTTCCCAGTATCTTGAGGGGCTCCCGAGCAGCGTTGAGGGCGTGGAGGTGACCGTTCTCCGCAGGGAAAACATGGGGATATCTTTCGGAAGCTTCTCCCATGCCTTCGCAGAGCTTGGAGATAAATGGGAGTATTACATTTTCAATGAAGACGACCATATACCAGTAGCCCCGAGATTCGATTCGCACTTGAGAAAAGCTCTTAGGAAAAAAGGCTCTAAGTACGGATCTGTTTGTGCTTGGCGAAGAACAGACGCTAACAAGTCATACGCAGCCAAGCCGATTATAGGGCACCCCTTATCCATCGCTAAATCTTCGACGCTTACAAAAGTGGCCTCTGCCAATAACGGTAAACTCCCCTACTTAAAAGACATTTACAGCGGTATGTCTGCTGACGAGTTTTCTAAAGGTTTCTATAAGGCAGGTTACAGAATTGGAGATATGCTTCCTCGGTTCTGCGGAGCCTTTGCCTCTGGGGACGGTCGTATACAGTGGTTTGGCGCAGGAGAAGGAAAACCTCTCGTTGCCCCTATAGAGCTTTGGGAGCCTAAGAATAAAAAAATGAGAGACGACTTCGGGATAGGATAAAAAAATCGGCGGCCATAAAGACCGCCGATCCCAACCACACATTTCAAAAGGAGGTATGAAATGTACTTCTTTATATTCCTTAAGGAATAATAATGACACCGAGGTTGGCGTCCATCAGCTTGACACCATAAAGGATGTCGAAACTGACCACAACGCCCTTGAAACGGTGCTCATACGAGTTAGTTACTCGCATGGAAACATCGTCCAACGTCTGGGACGTTGACACCGCGCCCATTCCAGCAGGTACCGGAGGAAGCGGACGAGTAACCAGCGTGAGAGCATTCCTATGGAACGCAAACGACTGGGCTGCCGTATCCGTGGTACGGGAGGAATTGGTAATGTTCTGGGAAGTAAAGATATTAAATCCAAACTTGCGTCCCAGATTAGCATTTACCAGAGCTTCGGTACTACCAGACGAATTAGCCTGAACAAAGTTGTCGACCTTGAGCAGATCAGCTTCGTGCTCAGTTCCGAGAACGAGGTTACGGCCTTCGAGAGGACACTGAGCATCATTGAGGAACTTACGTCCCGCAATAATGTCATTAGCGTTCATCGCGTGGGCCGAGCCACCGTAACCGCTGATGTCGTCATCTTCGGGTCCGGGAGGTCCACCAGTTCTGAAGGTGTCGCCACCGTCATCATTAGCGTTGGTAAAGCTAACAGCGTTACCAGCGAAGTCAGAAGACGTATCGTTCTCGAACTCCGATACGAGGTCGTCATCGACGGCCTCTGCAAGGGGGTCCATCGCCGGGATAATGTACTCATCGCGGAGATTCTTGATACTCAGAGCAGACTCTTTGTCCTCAACGATGAAGCTGGTGTATTTCAGCTTATCGAGGGTGACACTGAGGGTCTGAGCCTGAAGCGTCTCTACGCTGAGTTCGCTACGGTCATCCAGAGGCTGGTTGGCCGTGGCGACACCACCAATACCGCTCCAAGTCTGGGCGGTAAGCTTGGTGGGCTTACGGGTGTTTACAACGTCTCCCGCCTGAGCGACGACGTTATCGAAATCGCGATGGCAAAGACGGGCCATAACGAGATTGTTACGAAGGACCATGAGAGACTCAATAGCCCAAACTTCCGGAGTATAAGCGGTACTAGCTAATGCCATGTATCACTTCCTTTACTAATTATGGAGCGATGCCCTTCACCAGTCCTTTGTCAAGAGCGTCGCGTATTTTGTCGGCGTTCTTAGCATAGAATTCTGGGTTTTCGACTTGCTCCTTGGTGAACATATACCGTTCACCACCTGCATTGTTTTTATCACCGGTTGCTGGAGAACCAACGCGCATTGAAGCTTTGAACAATTCAGGAACAGTTTCTTCCTTAACTACTCTCTTCACGTACTCGTCAACATCGAGTTCTTCTCTGCCGTACTCTCCCTCAACTGAGGCGTACACTTTATTGCGCTCCTTATCAAAACTAAGATCAGGAGCAATCATGCGAAAAACGTGGTTTGGCTTCAAACATCCGCTTTTCGATAGGGCGTCTTTTACAGAGGTTTCAAATCGAAAATCTGACTCTCTACGTTCAGAATCTTCGAGTTTACTTCGAAGGGCTTTAACTTCCGTTTCGAAATCCGAGGATTGACGGCGAAGTTCGATAAGTTCGGAATTCTCAGAAGACTCCTGTTCTTGAGCGGCTTTCTGAGCACCAGAAGTGAGGCTCTTGGTAAGCTCCTCAATTTTGGATTCTAAACCAGTGATGGTTTGTCCGATCTTCTCTTCTTGGGTCCTTTGCTGCGCGGCAATGACACCTTGCAAAACCTGAGGAGTGACGTACTGTGAGTCGCCCTCCTTGTCGACAGCTACCGATTCTTCAGAACCGGCTTCAGGTTTTTCATCTTCGACGGCCCCTTCTGGGGCGGTTTCGTTTACGTCTTGCTGCGACTCTTCCTCCGCAGACTGAGTTGCTTCTTCTCTTTCGAGTTCGGCCATGTTATGAAAACTCCATTTAAGTGACTGACCTAACTTTAATCGCAGTAGTAACGTAGGTCAATTTAAAAAAATATCATAATTTTGGATATTTTTCAATATCCAAGTTCATCAAGTATATCGTCCGTTTCGTTTCTCGTGTCGGGGTCGGGCAGTCTTCTCCTTCTAGTTCTTTGGCGGTGCTTGAACTCTTTATCTTTCCGGTCTCTCTTAGGTCCGATCCAGTTCCACGTTGTTTCCTGTAAAAAGAAGCGCTTAGACTTTTCCATCGCTACTTTTTTATCTGGGTGCTTGCGTCGTTTAGAGTTGTAGTGCTGTACGGCGTCTTGTCTGCACGTAGAACATTCGTATCTATAACCGTCAGCATGAGCGCGGTCCTTCTGAAATAAAGCAACGTGTTTTTCTTTTTTACAAACAGAGCATTTTTTAACAGGTTCCCCGTTTTTCCCTATTTTAAACTTCGGCATAGCTTTTGAAGTCTCCTCACTTCTTCCTTAGCAGATTCTATCCAAGCCCTTGTCCTAGAACCTGTTGTAAACCCCACAGCCGCATCTATACTACCGCCGAGGGTTAAGAAATGAGATCTATTTCCTTTAAGCCATAACCTTTTACCTATAACAGCGGCTGATGGGCCGCAAGCCATTAGGATAACTTCTACGTCTTTGTAGCCTCTTCGTATATGAGGCCACCACTTATCTATTTGCCCATAAGCCTCTTTTTCAGGCGTTTCGACGTGTATATCAATTTTACCTAAAAGCTTCTCACATTCTTTTTTAGGTAAAGAGCCGATGAACATTTTTCTCTTGGGTTGGATATGCTCTACAAAGAACCTTAAAAATTCTTCTGTCCGGAAAGCTGCATAATAGTGAAAAAACACGGAGTTTTCAAAAGAAGACCTGTGCGGAACTCCAGCGGCGTTTAGGAACACAGGAAAAGACCGGATGGTGTTTCTGGCGTATTTAGGGTTATAGAAAAGACTGCCATCCATCTTTTCTTCTTTAGGGTGGACGTCGTTAAGAGCTACTAAGTAATTAGGGTCTTCTATACCGAGAGCCTCTATCAACTCGTCACGTAATTTCGGGACAGGTTGCTGACAGGGATCTACCATCCCTTTTATGCCCTTAAATTCTCCGTGGCTGAATCGAACATAAGTAACAGGGCTATCATCTTCGAAACTTTTTTTGACCCTCTCAAAAGTTTCTGACGTAGACGCTGCTACGAGGTTACGCGGCATTAATTGACCTTTTAAAAATAGGGGACGTGCCCTTCATCCGTAGAGTCTTTGCACGTCCCCCACCCTGAAATAGATTACTTCTTGGAACCCTTGTGCTGTCCGAAGCCTTTAAGACCATCTTCAGCAGCAACGGCACCTGCGCCGCCAAGGGTCAGCCAGATGATATTTTCCTCTGGCAACCCGAGATCAGCAAGCTTATTGACCGTTGTCAATATAATGCCCAAGATCACAAGAAACATCTTCCTACCGCCTAAAAAATCGACCATGTTACGATCTCCTCTTCTTTTTGGCGTGAATATGACCGGCGAGAGTGGCCAACACTGACCCCCCTGCCACGATTGCCCCTATAGGTGAAGGATTAGCCGCTAAAGCAGGGGCCGCTTCAGCCGCCGCTTCTCCTACGACACCAACAAGTTCCGCTGTCTCTCTTAACTGCGCAGAAGAGCAGGAAGTTAAAAGAAGCATTGGAGTCAGTAAAATAAATCTATACATGTTTACTTATTTCCTACGTTGTCTGGTAAATACACTCCGGGTTCTTCGCTGGATTTTTTAACTCCTCCCGGTTTATCAAAGTCCACAAAAAGCTCGTCTTGGGGGACAAGGTAATAGTGGAAGTTCTCACGCGGTGAGTAAGCCCATTCCTTCTTCTTGGCCTCTGTACCGGGTATCCAGCCCACTATGTAATAAGTAGGCGGGTGGAAGTCCCACATATACATGCTGTATCCTACGACGAGCACATATTTGTCATAATCGCTGTCTTTCTTCCTGACCACTAACGAGTAGGTAGGTATTGTCGTACTTCGTACTTGGTACTCTAATACATCCGGTTGTTTGAATGTGTTGATACCGGCATTCCACTCCACGCCTAAAAACTTAGCAAAAGCTAATTCCGCTACAGCGCCTTCGATATCATTTTTCCACATACGAGCGGGATTGTGGGGCCGTTTGTGGTACTCAGGGCCTTTAGAAAATTGAAGAGATTGGACCCTTCTCTTGACGCCTATAGTGGCTGCGAATTGCGCAGCGTTGTAGCTCAGAACAACTTTTGGACAGTCTTCTAAGGCTCTATATTCATCTGGATGAGTGGGGGCTGAATTCTTGTAGTAAGCCATCGTGCTATTCTCTGTAAAATTCGAAGTATCGGTTAAGAATGTCTTTTGGGTGGTAAAAAGTTTCCATCCAATATCGAGATTCTATCCCGGCGCTTTGCAGTAATTCTTTATCTCCGGTTACCCCATCTACCAGTTCTTTTAAGTTCTTCGGGTTGGCATTTAAAAAAGGAACTGTTTCAGAGCCCGTCGCTTCTTTTAGTATTTCAGAAGTAAAGTCGTCGTGAGAGCAGATACAGGCGGTCCCTTGACTAAGGAATTCTAAGCCGGATAGGTGATAGTACGGCGTTACTACCTCGTCTACCCCCAACACGCTTTTCCTTTTTCTGCGGAGACATTCTTCAAAAGAGACCTTAGTAATAACTTCTAGATCCACATCTTTACAGGCTCGTTCTACCTCGTCCACCCCTTTTTTGTTTACCACGGTTTGACTGCGTGTAGAGGGGCTAAACCCGACTTTATCGTCCCTTTCTTCCCAAGGTAACGGCGTATGGATCTCGTCGTCTATTGAAACCAAGTTGGGCAAAATACGTAACTTGAACTTCTTAAAGAACTTATCTCTGTTCCAGCCCTGTCCTATGTGGGCCCATTTAACGTGTTTGTAGTCAGGCCTCGACCAGACCTGACCAAAAGGCCATATCTGAGCCCCGTGCCACTGGAACACCCACGTTTTAGATTTTAAAAGGTCCCAACGCTTCATGGTCCGGGCTGAAACATTTGCATTACAGTGGATCACGTCGGCCCACTCCAAGCATTCATTTACGTGGTCTGGGTTGTCTATTGAGTATTTCTTTAGCTGCTTCCCGTCCCGCTCTTGGAGGTACCAATCAAAAGGACCCACCTTGCGGATGAGGATTCTCGCTTCATGCTCGTCCGGGAAATAGTCGTTTACCAGCCGAGCTACTCGCGGGGTAACTCCAGCTAAAGGGGTATTACAGGCGTATACAATTTTCATGCTTACTGCTCAGATACATAAACTGCTCCAGCGCAGCCTTCAAATATTTGATAGGGGAAAAGAGGGCCCCAGAGACTCTCTATTTTGTCTTTCTGTTTCTGGAAGGAGGGGACTAAAAGGAACCCGGTTCCTCCGGCCCCGCAAAGTTTAAACTGTTTTACTTCTTTTCCAACTTCCTCAAGGTCTTTTGATTCGTACCCCGGAAAGTAGTTACGCTTTAATTCGTTATGCTTCTGAACAGTTTCCCCCAAGCTCAGCCACAAGTGTCCCGCCACTCTGCTGCTGAACTCTTCGCAAAGTGAGATGCACTTCTTCCTGAACTGAGAGCCTCCTTTAAAGGCGCTAAGTATAGTATCCGAGTTTCTCCCTAAAAAATTATCGTCACCCCTCGGCACGTGCGGCCCGAAAAGGTAGAAGGATTTTTGCAGCTTATCCTTTTCATGGGCAGTTAAGCTCAACCGCCGTCCGCCTACAGATCCGTTAGGGGAGTACATGAAAAACCGAACCCCGCCAAAAGTAGATATGTAGGGGTCCTGCGGGCCGCATGATCTCCCCAGAATATCCATCTCAACTGAAGCCGCAGTCTCCGCTATTTCTTGCTGACTTTTGGGCTCCCCTGTCAGGCCGTACAAGGCGTACAAAGTAGCTACTGTTGTAGAGGCGCTAGAACCTAGCCCGCTCCCTACTCCCGGTATGTCGGAAAAAGTAAGAATCTCTACCCCGTTTTCAATCCCGCAGAGCTTCATACACTCTCGAATTATGTCGTGCTGGACTTCTTCTACAGAATCTACGATTTCTTTTTCTGTCCAAGTGACATATATCTTTTTGTCGTACCTTCTTTTGGCTATGCAGTAAACAAACTTGTCTATAGCAGCCGACACGGTCGCCCCCTCACCTCCGGGTAAGTCGGACCCTCCTCCGACGTAACCGATACGTAAAGGAGCCCTCGCTATACTTATGTTATTGGACAGCATCTTTTGTATGTCTTTCCGTAAGCTGAGTAATTAACTTTAAAAAAGTATCTGTTAAAACGGACTGATCTTCTTCGGTCGTCACTTCAGCAGGGTCAAACATGAATTGACCTACTTCTTCCGGAGGGAGGAAGGTCCCTACTTCGTCGCCCTCTTTTAAATTGGCGTATACGGCAGCGTGAATTTTTATCAGCATAAGAATTTATTTATCTCTGTAACGGACGATTCTGCAGAAGCTATCTTTTCTATTTCCGAATAAGAGATACTTTCAAACGGTAAGTTCTGTTTATCCGAGTGCGGACTTCCGTTGAAAACTTTAAATCCGGGTATCTGGAATTGGGCGAGGCTTTTTAATTGCCATTCAAAGGAGGCGTTTACCCCTTTAGCAGTTACGGGAACAGAGTCTATGTAGGTCTGACCTCCGGGTTTACAAAGGTCCATGCCTATCACGTAAGCAGAATCGCATCCCAATTTCCACGCAGCTACGAGGGCGGCAGTAGTAGACGGAGCGGAGTTACGCGGTGGTATAGCCCCTTCTTCTTCCCATTTATGGATAAACGCTGATCTTATTTTGGTCGTCCACCCGTTCATTTCTCGCCACATAAATCTAAAAGCTGTCCGGGCGTTCCACAGAAAAGACGAGTCCGTTGGGTACCGCTGGTCAAAGAACCAGTTCATATAATTACACTCAGCCATTTCCCATAAGTAAGGCTTAAAGTTAAACCCGGCAGAGTTGACGGCTATAGTTAACAGGCCAGAGAACTTAGTAAGGTCTACTTCCATGGCACTGGGGCCGGGGCATACGATAAACGCAGGCTTACCGGAGAAAGCACCTTCGAGCACGTCAGATCGGTAATACGGGTGAGAAAAAGGAGAGGACACCTTGTCTTCTATGCACTTAGCGTCTGTGCCGCTTTTCTGCGGAAGCAGGAAAGACTCCCCGCAGCACTTTTTTGTGCATTTCTTTACCCATACATCAATGTCATACATCCCTTTTTTCTTCCACCGCTCTTCGTCGCCATCGGGGAAGTAAGTGTACGGCATTACGTACTTAGGGCGTTTTTTATACATCGTCTCTGAAATAGGGGACGGGGTTTTTTTCGTCGCCATATAAGACCTTGTCGTATTCGCCTAGAATCTCTTCGGTTTGCTTAACGTCCCTAACCAGCCTCTTCAGCCCCTGAGGCTCCACAGAAGCAGCTTGGTCAGCGCCGTACAAAGCTCTGTCTAAAGTTATATGTCGTTCGATGTAATCTGCGCCCAGAGCCGCCGCGACGACAGAAGGCATTAAGCTTATTTCGTGCCCGGAATACCCGATCCCTTTGCAGTGCTTGAAGACGTTACCGTCCAGATATTCCACTTTCAATAAGTGGATAAAATTAAGGTTAAGTCTTTCTATCGGAGCAGGGTAGTTCGGGACGCAGTGCATTACCACATAAGGGCATTTAGCTTCTTCGAATATTTTAGTGCACTCAAAGATGTCTTCTAAAGTTTCAAAGAGACCGGTTGAAAGAAATGTGAAGATACCTTGCTCTGCGGTTTCCTCGACAAACTTTTTACGCAGCGCCATAGCAGAGGCAACTTTGTTAAAGGGTCTCTGGGTAAACATAGAATCTAGGCGTCTAAGGCTTACAAGGTCAAAGCAGGACGCTGACCAGCCAATTCCTAAATTCCTGCAAAACTCGTCTAAATCCAAAAAGTCGTTCCAGCTTAACTCCCGCCCCCGCACTTTATCTTCGATAGTGTTTCCCCAAGGAGAGTCGCAAGGGTTCTTAAGTTCTTCTTCTGTGTAACAGTACTCTATTTCTCTTTTCTGAAATTTAACCCAGTCACAGCCAGCGTCGTATGCGGCTTTTATAAGCATCTTTGCTTTATCGAGATCACCGTTATGGTTGATACCGATTTCCGCAATAACATGTTTAGGCATTTAAAATTTTCCCGATAGAAGTTGGTGGTTCCGAAGAAGAAGCTATTTTCTCTATTTCTTTGTAGTCCATATATTTAAAAGGTAAGTTTAGCGTTTTTGAATGGGGACTTCCGTTATATATCTGCATATCTGGAATTGAAAATTGCCGTAACGCCTTTATCTGGCCGTCAAAAGAGTTCGTAGCGCCTCTTTGTGTGTGAGGGACCCCTTTTGCATAAGGCTTGTCTTTGGGACGAGAGAGGTCCATGCCTAAAATGAACGCTCTCGCGCAGCCCATTTGCCAAGCGGTTACCAATGCGTTAGTTATACAAACTGCCGGTGTCAGGATAGGAACCAATTTATTTTCTTCCCACCTTATTACAACCGAAGGGCCGATGTCCACGTGGTCACCGCGTACCAACACAGCGGCTCTCGCTGAGAGAACAAAGTTCTTCTTAGCGGGTATTGAGATTTTAGATCTGTTTCTCTTATGCTTCTCATGTTCTTGGAGGAGCCAGATCGCGTATCCTGTTTCACACATGACCCACAAATACGGATCAACTTTAAAACCTGCTGAATTAGAAGCCAGAGTCAGACGGTCTTCAAATGCTGAAATGTCTACGTCGGACAAACTGGGACCGGGGCAGAAAATAAAAGCATCCTTACCCTTGTACTGGTCTACTATTTTTTCGCAATCGTGGTAGGGGTTTTTGAAATTACCCATCGCGGCCATCAACCGTCGACAGCGCTTATTTAAAAAGTATTTATTACCTCCGAATTCCCTGCAATGGGCTTCCCGGTAATAATCTTCGTCTATTTTTCCGTTGGGATGGAACCACGGCTCATTCTTAGGTTTCGAATTCCTAAGATCGACAACGTCGTCCGTTTCCCACATTTTAAAATCTAATTTGTAGGTCTTCATACACAGACGACAAGAAACGCAACTTTATCCGCGCCTCTTATCTCAGTAAGAACTATTCTTCCTCGGCCACATACCATTAGGCACGGGTCGACTCGAAGTTGTAGGATCTGGGTTAATATTTGGAATATGTCTAGCTTTACCGGCGGGTGTAAGGTTCCCGTCGTGAGCTACAGAATTGTCGTGAGGTCTTCCGCAAGAATAACGGTCATAGTTCAACTTATCGGGTTCAGCCGTAAAGTCGGCTGATCCGAATTTTGCCTCTTTTCGGTAATTAACGTCTATTTGGGCCTGTCTCTCACCGGCAGGGGTGTAAGGGTATTGCTTCCCATTAACTTCTGGCATAACTATTTCCTTTTTTTCTTCTTACTGACCTTTACCTTAGGCAGCTTCATTATCCCGCCTGAAACTCCTGCCCCTACAAAAGAGAAAGGGCGGCCATTTCCTATCCAACTGAACGATCTAACTTTTAACATTATATCAACTGTCTCCGGGATAATAAGACCTTAAAAGAAAAGTAATTATTGATCGTAGGTAGTGGCCTTCTCATACACGCCAAGGTAATGAGGCCTTAAAAGTAGTGTCATGGTCAATCCCGTCGGGGGGTCGGTAGACAACTGTCCAGCTTGGTTGTCTGTTATGGCTGGCTGGACAAAATCTCCGGCGCTTAACTGGCATGGGGGGTCTAACGCGCTTAGGGTGTGGAGTTCCATGTCGTGGTCCAGAATCACGGGACCATTCAGGATCTGCCCATCGTCAATGTTCGGAGTTGAGATGCCGTCTTGGTGCTGCCCCTTAAAGAGGTCCAGCCTGTACCCGTCCGTTACTGTCTGGGAACCTGTTGTCTCACACATGACGTAAGCCTTGGTGACTTCACAGTCCCAAGGAATGATGAACCCTCCGACAGTAGGAACGAACCCCTCAGTATTCATTTTGGGGGTGACGTTGTTATAAGACCATGCAAGTGGGTCTTGGAGGTTAATCGTCAAGGGGTGTTCAAATTCGTATACTCTTTTGAACGCATCGGCAGCCGGTAAGACCGGCGCTTCGCGCCTCAACTGAGAAACCGTATACGTGGAGGAGGCTTTTGTATACTTGAAGGTGTACAAGAGGAGGTCCATGCCAGCCTCTTCATAGTCGGTACCAGTTGGAGGCACCTTAGCCACTACATACTCCAAGTTCGGGGAGCCGACTGACGACACTCCAACGCATATGTCGTAGGTACCGTCGACGCTTACCAAACTCGTCAATGTCGTGGTAGAAGCGTCAGAACTTGTGTACCACCGAACCTGCGTCCCCGCCTCAATAAAAGCGCAGTGGGACTCACCCGCCAAAGACGGGTGGGAGATTGTCATAGTTTCGTGATCGGTGCTGAACGCGACATTGAACGCATCTTCACCTACCACGCCGCCGGTAGGTCTGCTCGGACCTTGCGTTCCGGGGTCTATCAGCTTAAAGAGATGGCCGAAGTTAGTAGAACCAGTAAGGCTAGGGGTACCTCCGAAACTGCCCCCTAGTTCTGTTTGGATCTGCTGGAAAGCAGTATTGATAGAAGAAAAATTGGTATTTAGCTCACTCGCGTAACCAGTGGTAGTTAAGGAAGTGGTTAAAGTTGGGGCAGTAAAAGCCATTCGTTTAATCCTTTATGAAGATGATACCCACTGGGGGTCATTTCCGTTCAGAGGGGTCGTACCAAATTCAAACTGTTCTCCCCCGAACTCAGTTAAGTCGTTGCTCCACGTGTAGTTCCTAGTTACGCCCGTAACCGATGTTGGGTCCGTAATAGAGTACCCAAAACCATCTTCGTAAGTAAGGTCTTCTGTCTGTATCAAGTTCTGCATAAACAGGAACTCTAAGTCGTTGTAGGAGTAGGTTTTATAGCGAATGTCCGGGAGCCTGACATTGCTTCTCGCTATTATACTAATTCTTCCGGCTTCATTCCGTTCTAAAAGAACGGGAACATTCATGTCAGCTACCGCTCCTACGGCCCACTGAGAAATCACAACATTCTTCAGAAGTCCCCATTGCGGCTCTATGACATCGTCAGAGTTCACGAACCCTTTGAAGTCAGATCCTCCGAATTGCTGGATATCAACTCTTACATCCGCCACCCATTCCATATGGGCCTGAGTATCGGTGTCGCCTTGGTCTATATACCGAGGGACGGTTACAGTTATACCAATGAAGCGGCTCCGGTGCCTCCAAAGTTCCTTGTAGGCTATCTCCCTGACTATACTAAAGGTTCTACCGGAGCCCGATGGCATACTATTCCCCCCGCCACCCGAACCAAGTCCGGGTAAAAAATATAGGCGTCACGCACATGGCAAGGGCTAACGCCGGTAGGAAAAAAACTACTTTAAATAGGCCCTTCATAATTTTAGTCTCTGTATCCATCAAGCTAATCTCCAAGCCTGTACCTGCATCGTCCCAGAGAAGGGGCGGGACAAGCTTCTTGTAATAGAAGTGATATAAAATTTCATGGAGTCCATTTCGATAATGTCGTCAGTCTCTATGATGGGGTCATCCAGCATAGTAATAGTATACGACCAACCTTTGATAAGTTCTCTACGGAGAAGTTCCTTAGCAATCGTGTCCATGTAATCTATGTCGTAGAGCCAGTCGTTTTGGATCTGTATCTCTTTTATATCTTCAGTCAAAACTGAAGCCAACTGCGCGGTAGTGGAAAGCTGCTGGTAAACGTTAGCCACTGGCCTTCCATGGATCTCCCACTCAATCCTCGCGATCATCATCATAATCATTATGGCAATCGACAAATGCATCTGTCCGTTGGTCCCGGCGCGTATAGCGAAAGCGGGGTTAGTATCGGCCATGTCGTAAGCCATCCACTCATGCGCTAGCCAATTCGCAACAAAGAAGGTCCAAAGAAAGACCATGAACGGTGTCTGCCACTGTATTTTTGCCCCTGAAGCCGTCACGCCGTCCCCTTCTAAGAAGGGAGAGATCGTTTGAAAATTACCATGCAGCCATTCACTCACCCCCTCTATCCCTGCAATCTGACTGCTTCTCAGTTGCAGCACGTGGTCATTGCCCATAGTTGGATCGTGCAGAGCTATCCTGCCCTGCTGCCCCGGCTCTGTCCCTTGGTCGTCGCTAAAATAAACGTCTATCTCAGGATTGGGGTCAAAGAACCCAGTTGTACAACTTCCAAAAGCTAATCTTCTTTTTGATTCGACTATCCGGGTTACGTCTTTATCCAGCCCAAGGAGCCTGACTGAATTGTTAATCGAAGCAGAAGAACTGGACCTTGTGATGGTTTGTATGAGGTCTTTACCTGTGTAGGTTCTGACGGGAGCTTTGTTGAGGTCCGTATCCGCCGCAACAAGTTTACCTTCGCTATCAAACCGGGGCTTCTTCCCAACGGTGAACAGCATTTGTTGGATACCCTTAAGGACTTCAATGTCTACAAGCTGAGAGTATATCTGCCCAAGAGAGTAGTCCTGAAAACCTATATTGATTTCCCTCCTGTCTAACCGCATAAATTCAATGGCGGTTTCGACGGAAGTTCTTCCTATGTCCTCTCCCCTTTGATACGACCGCGCCGTTACGACTTTATTAAGATACTTCTCAGCCCTGTCAACGCATTGAACTTGTAGCGTCTTAACCTGTGCTTCTGATCTACCGTATTCGACGTAAGAGGGGTTACCGCGTATCACGCCCGTAAAGAGAAGGACCCAATCTTTCTCAGGGAGTCGTGTATCCCCTATGTAAAGCCTTACCGGAGTACTGTCTAAAAGAGTTCTTTCTGTTATTTCTATCGGCTCTGCGTCGGGGTCCCTGACAAGCGTCATGGCCATGTTCGTAGCTACCGCATCGTCGTTGTTTTCGAAAACAATGTTCTCGTTAAAAGAAGCCCCGGTTACCCAGTTAGTAATGTCGTAACGAGGGCTTTCGGCTTTATCGAGAACAACGTCTTGGACGGTGCACCTGTTTGGGTTCCATATATAAATCTTATACGCGGGAGACCTGCCCGTAATGTCCTGAGAAATAGAATCTATAGGTGTTCCGAATAGTTCTCTTTTACTCATCCTCTAAATGCCCGTCCTTCTGAATAATCAGTTTTATTCACCAAAGAGGTCACATTGCCTTCTGAGCCCGTGGGGTACATAGGGTAAACCAAGGGGTTGTTTTGGGAACCGTTGAAACCGTCCAGAAGAACTTGGGTACTGGGGGTACTGGCTATCCAGATTGAAAATTTAACTTGAGACCCGCCGGGCCTGTCTACGACGGACTTATCATACGTCAGCCCTGTAGTATTTTCTTCGGTTTTCCCTGTATGTCTGTAACGCACAGGAGAATGCTGGCCATTAGTCGTCGTTATGTGGAAAATATTTCGCTGCGGCGGGTCGGAAACCGCCACATAAGGGGGCTGAGCTACAAAGGACCAACTAATGTACTCGTCGGTCTCAGAGGTAACGTTGTTCGTGAATACCCTGTAAATTTTACCATTTACGGTAACCCATGCTTTTTTCAGCTTTACGTCTTTATGCCACTTATGGATTTTCAGCGTAAAGTAGGCCCCTTGAACAATAGGATTCTCAACAGAGTCTCCGGCGTTGTTCAGGACAGCCCTCTGTACCTTGGTTACTCTGTAGCTGAGATTTGGGGAATTCGGCATAGGTACTTACCTCAACAAGGGAACCTTCCTATGTGTATATTAGCTCCTATGTCTACATGATACGAACTTCCTTGCTTCGCCCTGAGCCTGAAAATCAGAGACTCATCTGTCAGTTCGTACTCACTCACTGTTCCCCACGATACCCAATCTACTTTTTCTATCGCGGTCTCCGCGACAATAGGCGTAGAAGATGTACTGTTCTTGAATATCTCTACAGTCTCCGCGCCTCCCCAGTTTCTAAGAGTATTGGCATACCGGTTACCGAAACCGGTCTTAGCGTTGTAATATTCTTGGTTCCGGAAAAACTCGTCTGAAACCGTAGGGAGGATGTTCACTGAGAATGTCAGGTTCCTATCCCAATAAGCGGTGTTCGCAGTTTCCCCTGTCCCTATCCCGGTCGACTCTGTAGAGGTTGGGTCGACAAACAGGGCAGCCCTGCCTATTTGAGCTTCTTGATTGTCGATGAAAACGCCTCCAACCGTAGGGGTGTTTATGACAAAAAACTGACGTCGACACGTCCCAAAAGAGGAAACCCACTCCAACACGTTCCTTGTGGCAGTGTCCCCCGTGTAGGTGTCCGTCCCGAAAGTGGCGTCAACATACTTGGTGCCGTCAGACGCTGTAGCTACAACGTAGGTCCAGTCTTTGTTGGCAGACAAATCTTCATTGTAAACCTTAACAGTGCTAAGGGTCTCCCCGCCTTCAGTGTCCAGCGTGAAGGTGAATCTGCCCCGGAACCCCGCC